GCCCACCGCCGCCACCGAACAGCCCACCGCCGCCACCGAACAGCCCAGCGCCGCCACCGAACAGCCCGAACAGCAGCCCCCCGCCACCGGCGCAGGTGCGGAAGCACCCGCAGAACAGCCGGAGGCCACCACCGCAGAACAGGCAGAACAGCCCACCCCGGAAAATCGGCCTGAAACGGTCCCGCCTTATGGTTCCATCGACGAGGAAACCGCCCGCAACGCCCATTACTGCGTCCACATGAGCGACTACAAACCCGGCAGCGCCACGGCCAGTTATCGAAATTCCGTGAACAAAGCCGCCGAACTGGTGGAACAGCAGAAAGCCCGCGTTAGCACTTTTTACCATGACAAGCTGGACACCCTGCTTGACCGCTACGCCCGCCGCCTTGCCCAGTGGACGAACGATTACAACCGCAACCAGGCCAGCTATCCCAGCCAGTTTATCGCCGGGGCGGGCAACTTCAATATGCGCAAGCATAACCGCCAGATGTCCCGCGAGGACTCCCTGTGGGAGGAATACCGGCAGATTGAGGCGATTCTGGACAAGATCCGCAGCATCGGCACCGGCCCGGTAGACCTTGCCGACCCCCACGCCCGCGAAATGCTCACCGAGCGCCTGAACAGCCAACGCCAGATGTTGGAGGACGCCAAAACCGCCAACGCCTATTACCGCAAGCACAAAACGCTGGAAGGCTGCCCCGGTCTCAGCGAGAAAAACCGCGCATGGCTGACCCGTCCCGGCGTGTTCGCCTCCGGTGACGGCTCCCCCATCTCCCTGTACGGATCCCCCTTCCCCGCTTACGAGCTGGCCAGCATCCGGGGCAAGATCGAGCGGACAGAACAGCGCCTCGCGGAGCTTGACCGCAGAGAACAGCAGGCCGCCGAGCCTCAGACCGGCACCGCCTTTGACGGCGGGCAGATCGTCCGCAATATCGACCTGAACAGACTGCAAATCCTCTTTGACGCCATCCCCGACGCCGACACCCGCGCCGCCTTAAAGCAAAACGGCTTCCGCTGGTCTCCGAAAAATCAGGCATGGCAGCGCCAGCTCACCGACAACGCCGAACGCGCCGCCCGTCAGGTCCTCCGCCTTGCCTGAACAGCGGCAAAAACCCCCTTGGCCCACCCTGCTACAATGAAATTAAGAACTGAACAGCCCGCCCCGGAGGTCACGAGGGCATGAAAGGACAACCCCATGTTTATGGTTTACTTCAAAGGCCCCAGGGACAAACAGCATAAGCCCATGAGCCTGAACACCGGCGAGCTGTTTAACCGCCTGGTTTATGCGCCCGTCTACAATGACGATCTTCTCCCCGCCGTGAAGTCATGGATCGACCTGAACAAAAAGAACGCCCCGGATTGTTCGATCCAGTGCCGCGTCCCCGGCACCTCGAAAATCCTATACGCCTGAACAGCCGCACCGAAAGGAGAATACCATGTACTTTCTCGAAAATTACCGCGGCTTTGGCGTATACCTGACTGGATCGGGATATATCGCCCGTAACCGCGAAAGAATTTTAACCGCAAAGACCTACGCCGAAATGATCCAGTGCATCAACCTCTGGACCTGCTGTTGAAAGGAGCACAACCATGAAAACCGCCGGATATTGGGAGTGCAGAAACGAGATCAGCGCCGCGCGCCTCCCCACCCCGCACAAGTACGAACCGTTTACCGAGCTTTTCGACGTGGACAAGCTCGACGCCATCCGCGACAAATACGGCGTTGACCTTTACCGCGAGTGCTACGCAGACGTAGCCCGCGAGGTCATGGCCACCGCAAGAAATGAACAGAAAGGAGCACATACCCATGTTGAACACTGAACAGACCCTCACCCGCGTTTTGCAGATCGTCCACGCGCTGGACGAGGACGAAACCGCCATTTATACCGCCGTCAGCAAGAACCCCTACGAATGGGAAAGCGCCGTCGGCCCCATCCCCCAGCTGTATTTCTTAGAACAGGATCTCCGCCGCACGTTGGTGGAGGAAGCCGCCACAAAGTCTGGGCGCCGCTCCGCCTTTTTCGCCGCCCGCCGCATCTGCGACGCAGCCGTGGCTAAGAACAGCACCCGCCCCGCTTCACAGGGCTTCTGGATCGACGAGGAAGGCAAGCAGTGCGTCTGCGACGGCTTCCGCGGCTTCCGCCTGAACAGCCCTATGGAACTGACCGCCGCGCCGGAACTCAGCGCCGACGGTTCCCGGTTCAACCTGGCGCAGATCATAGCCCCCACCCGCAAGAACACCCTGCGTCTCACGCTCCCCTCCGTGACGGAGGTTCGGGCGAAAATCAAGACGGACCGTGCGGAATGGGCTGCCAAGCGCCACCGCAAGGGCGAAACCTTCTCCCCTTATTACGATTTCGGCCCCGGTCTCCCCAGAGTCAACCCAAACTATTTGATCGACTTCCTTCAGCTTTTCCCCGACGGCGAGGCGTTCGCCTCTGAACAGAAGCCCTATATCACCCCCATCTATTTCCGGTCCGCAGACGGCGAGGGCATCCTCTGCCCCTGCCGCAAGGCCGACGAAGCCGCCGCCTGAACAGCGGCGCAGGAAAGGACATCTTTATGATCGCATATCTGGAAACGCAAAATCGTTACGGCGAGAAAGAACTCTGTGCGCTTGTTGATGGCGTTGAAATCGCCAGAATCACGAAAACAGAAAATATGGGGAAGCCGCAATATTGCGTCGGTATTACATGGGAGCGTGAGCGCTCGGAGTTTTTAGGGCGCGCCGCCACCATTGCCGGAGCCAAAAAGCTGATCCGGCAGTGGGGTGAACAGCACCTCACTGAGGTTTCCCAGAGGACCACCGGGCAGGATGTGAAGCGTCTCCCTCAGTTTTCCGACACCGGCTTTTACCCCACGCCCTCCAAGCTGGCTGGGCGGATGCTGGCAGGCGTCCGCTGGAAGGATGTTACCGCGATTTTGGAGCCGTCAGCCGGAAAGGGTGATTTGGCGGATGCCGCCCGGAAATTCGTCGAGGATTACCACAATGACCGGAAGGTCTGCGTAGACAAGCGGGAACCGTATATCGACTGCGTAGAGATTGACCCTGATCTTGCCCTTATCCTGAAGGGCAAAGGCTATCCCGTGGTCTCCGATGATTTCCTGACCTTCCATACATTCAAGCAGTATGACCTGATCCTCATGAACCCGCCCTTTGAGAACGGAGATGAACACCTGCTCAAAGCCTTGTCGCTTATGGAACGCGGCGGCCAGATTGTTTGTCTGTTGAATGCGGAAACCATCCGAAACCCCTACACCAACCGCCGAAAGGTCCTGCGTCAGAAGCTCTCAGAGTACAATGCAAAAATCGAATTTATCGAAAATGCGTTTGCCCACGCCCAGCGGAAAACCAATGTGGAAATCGCCATGATCTTCGTTGACATTCCCTACCCAAAGCCGGAGTCCGATATTTTTGAGCATTTAAAGCGTTCTCGTGAAGAAACATACACCGCTGCGGATGGTCCAACCGCCTTGGCGTCTGCCGACTGGCTGCAAAACATGATTGATGGGTTCCAGTTTGAGGCAGAACTGGGGAATAAGCTGATCCGGGAATATCAAGGTCTCCGTCCCTACCTGATGAATGGCAGCACCACCTATGAAAAGCCGCTCCTGGAACTCACTTGCTCGGAAAGGGGGCGCGGAAATGACGCTGGACTTCCTAACGTCTATCTCCGGGCACTTCGCGGAAAGTATTGGCGTACTCTGCTGTCCCGCCCGGAACTCACTGGAAAAATGACCTCCGCCATGCAGCAGGACTATCAGGAAAAAATTGAAACCCTCTCCGCCTATGACTTTAGCCGGTACAATATCGAAACCGTCATGCGCGAGATCGCCCACCAGCTTACACAAGGCGTGGAAGAATCCATTCTGAATCTATTTGAGACCTTCACGGCGAAACACGCCTGGTATCCTGAGTGTGCCAACAACATCCATTATTACAATGGCTGGGCCACCAACAAGGCCCACAAAATCGGCATGAAGGTGATCGTTCCTGCTTCCGGCTGCTATGCCGACTCCTGGCGCGACGAAAAGCTGGACACGTACCGGGTCAATTCCATGATCTCCGACTTGGAGCGCGCTATGAACTATCTGGACCGTGGCGAAACTTACTGCCATATCCCGGTAGATGTGGCCATTCTTCGCGCAAATGGCGTCAACAGCAATAAGGCGTCCTTCACCTATTTTGACTGCGTTTTCTATAAGAAAGGAACCTGCCATATCAAGTTCAAGCCTAACGCAGTTCGTATCATTGACCGCCTGAATATCTTTGCCGGTCAGCACAAAAACTGGCTTCCCCCTGTCTATGGAAAGAAGCATTATCAGGACATGACACCGGAGGAACAGGCAGTGATCGACGAGTTCCAGGGCGAAGCAGCTTACGAGTCCGTATTGTCTGATCCGTCTATGCTGATCTCCGCCGGGGACATTGCCCTCGCCGCCCTTCCGTCCTCCAATCCATGAAAGGAACCGTTCCATGAATTATAAAGCCATGAAGTACAACGCATTGATTGATGATCTTGTTTCGCTTGCCAAAGAGTCGCATGATTTCCGAGAGTCTATCGTCTGCACGGAGGCGTCAACAACGATCATGCATCTTTTTAGCGAAAACGAACGGCTTTCGATGGAGCTGAAGCACATGGAAGAAGCTGCCGCAAGCGCCAAGTCTGAAAAGTTCAGTCTGCAAGATTTCGTCCGCACAAACCTGATCCCTCCCAAGCAGCGGGTGTGCCTGTGTGAACAAATTGACAGCGACTTTGCGAGACCAGCTTGGAGCGGCCCGTTTTGTGAACTTCCGCAGTCTTATACCCAGCGCGCCGTGGATAAGGTATTTGTCCCGATTTCCGATGCGGCCCTGGAATGCTACCGCTTTACCCTTTACATCATTTTGCGCCCGGAATCCTAAATGTCAAAAACCCCCTTGGAGGGGTATCGTATAATAAAATCAAGGGCGAGATAGACGCCGCCCTTGCTTTCCATCTTTCTATCTTCCCTCACGCACGGCGGCTGCCGGCCTACCCACCGGCAGCCGCCAAACTCCAAAACAGCATGGGCGAAAATCGTGCGGTCACGCACGCGGACTAATCTCCCGCGTGAACAGGCTTTTCCATTCGGCTTGTTTCCCGGTTCAACTCCGGTTTCGCTCACCAGCGGCGCGGATGCCGCACGTAGTTATCTCCTACCTTCCAAGCGTGGCTCGTAAGTACACGCTCGCCGTTCTCGGAGCGGTGCCCCGGTGCAACCCCGGCAGGGCAGCAACGCGGATATAGTTCATCGGCAGAACGGCGGCTTCCCAAGCCGCGAAGGTGGGTTCGATTCCCATTATCCGCTCCAAGGGTGCACGAGCAGCGCCCTGCATGGATCGCAAAGCCTCCTGAATGTGTATGACAGCCCGGAAAGACGGGCCGCCACATCACCCGCCATGGCGCAAACAAGGCGGGTCTATGCAGATGTCCAACCGGTGCTTTTTGTCCTTTCCACCCGGGAGCCGGGGACCTCTCCTGCCGTCTGCACCATGCCCTCCCACATAAGAGGTGGTTACTCTATAAACCGTAGTGGGCATGAAACCTCCATATCTGGCAGTGGAGTCGGCGGGTTGATACAGCCGCTATCGGGACGGTATTCTCGGAGAACCTGAGCGACATGACCGCCGGGAAAGACCGGCATCTATACGCAGACGTCCAAGCCGCGGCCGATCACGCGGGGAGTTGGGGGCATCTCCAACCGTCTGCACCATGGCGGGGAACGTTTCGGGTGATGCGTCTCTGCCAGTGCTCCCCAAAAATATAAGCTGCGGCCTGCAAAAGCAGCTCGTCTTCGGCAACTGGTACTTGCCCTTGACGCCCCGGTGCAATTCCGGTTGGGCATAGGACCCCTCGCACCTCTCGTCCAGGGTTCCCTGACGAAGTGTCCCAGAGGGGACATTTGCAGACGTAGCTCAGTAGGTTAGAGCACCCCCGAAGTGGGGAACGATGCAGGTTCAAGTCCTGCCGTCTGCACCAAATCCCAAAGCTGACAGCGTACAGGGGCAATATTGCGGCAAGCCCGTACTTGGCGAGCGTTGTGTCCCGTCAGCAGGGCGTGGCTCCGCGAAGGGCCGTTCGATTTGCCCGCGTTGAATCGAGCGTTACTTAGAACACGTACCCGCTCCGGCGGGTACGCAAACGCGGGATATAGGGGCGAATGTTCCAAGGCTGGCGAGGCGGTCTCCAAAACCGCTTGGGTGGGTTCGATTCCCAACCGTCCCTGCCAACTCTAAACGGAGTCACCAACGGAGTATAAACAAGTGGGGTAACCGTGGAAACCGGAGATATGCGGCATAGGTGCCCCGTAAGGGGAGACCACAGCGAGCGACGCCAAATGCTGGCCGAAGCGCTAAAGCAGGGCAGGACTGCAATGCCGTACCATCCCGGCCAGCGGGCGAGGAAGCGTAAAAAGCTAAGTATCAGGCGGCTGGTATAATTGCCAAGTTCCTGATGGCTGGTAGGAAGACGCAGCGCAGCCGGGAGCCTATGTAAAAATACAGGGGTGTAGCCAAGCGGTAAGGCAAGGGACTTTGACTCCCTCATGCGCTGGTCCGAATCCAGCCATCCCTGCCATTGAAATTTTAGGAAAGGAGGATGTCCCATGAACAAGACTGAACTGATCGCCGCCGTGGCGGAGCGTTCCGGCCACACCAAACACGATACCGCCATCCTGATGGATGCCGTGTTCACCGTCATCGAGGAATCCCTGCTCAACGGCAGTGAGGTCAAAGTCCCCGGCTTCGGCAAGTTCGCCGTGAAGCACCGGGAAGCACGGGTGGGGAAAGACCCCCGCACCGGCGAGGAAAAAGAGTTTCCCGCCAAGAGGGTTGCGGTGTTCCGCCCCGCAAAGCCCCTGAAGGATGCCTTGAACGACTGTGATCCCCTTCACATTGCGTAAATCGCCCACAGAAGCCCTGTAAGCGCCCCTTGAGTTTCGTGGGGTAGTTTTAGCCCCTCGCCTCTCTCTTGTCTCTTAGGCCGCTTGTGGGGCCGTCAGCGCAAGAATTTTAACCAAGACCATACTCATACCGAAAAAGGGGGAACGATTTCCGTTTTGGAAAAGGTTCCTCCCTTTTTTAACTCGACATTCCATGCAAAAGCGCCTATAATTTTTCTGTAAAAAGGAATTACACGCCTAAAGGTAAAGGAGAATTTTACAATGAAGATCATGAACCCCACCGCCATGAACCGATACAACGCCCTTCGGGAGGCCGCCGGGAAGATCGACCGTCTGGTCCCCCAGGTCCGCTTGCTGGACCAGCCGCCTCATGAGAACCGGGAGAACGCCTCCGTTGCGCTGGAATTTCCCACTCCCCTTGTGGTCCTTAATTCCACCATCCGGCAGGCCCTCTCTTTCCTGTTCTGCCAGTGCGACACCGTGCAGACGGACAAGACGGACCGGGGTATCTGCTTCACCTTTACCGTCTCTGAAATCTGGATCACGGAGGAAACCACATGAACCTGAAAACCAATGTCACCCGCAGGGCCTTCGCCTTCAGCGTCACCGCCGAGACCAAGGCGGGAGAGCTGCGGATGTTCGATCATACCGTGGACGCCGAAAGCGAGGGAGCCGCCCGATTGCTCCTGATCTCCTATCTGGAAAGCCGGGGCATGGAGCTGGTGGAGGCCCGCCTCACCGGTGCGGAATAACGAGGTGCACTGCATGAGTAATCAAAACGCCGAAATGAAAGCGCTGGCTGATAGCCTCTGGAACAACTACTTCCAGCCCAAAGTGGCGGACGCTACCCGCTCCTGCCTCCGTCTGGAAAAAGCCACCGTAAAAGCGGCCCCCAGCGGCGGCACCGTGGCCGTCCAGCTTCCCTTTGACGAGACAGTGCTAAACCTGCCCTACGCTTCGTCCCTCTCCGGTCTCACCACCGGACAGTCCGTATGGGTGGGCATTCCCTACTCCGACCTCTCCAACGGCGTTGTGATGTTCGACGCCACTTTCCAGAACCTTTAAGCAAACACCTTGCAACCTCTAAGCAAGTTCTAAGCAAGATTTAAGCAAGTTGTAAGCAAGTTAAAAAGCAAAGCCGCCCGTGGTGGGCGGCTTTTTCACAGGCGCTTGACTTCTCCCGCAAAATGCGATATGGTCAAACCATCAGGAATTTGGGAGGTTTTTGATATGGCACTGATAAAATGCACCGAATGTGGCAACATGGTCAGCGACAAGGCGGACCGCTGCCCTCATTGCGGCTACCCTGTCTCGATCATCCTTGGTGAATCTGAAAAAGCACCGGAAAAACCACCAGTGAAGGAATCGGAGCAGCGTCCTGCCCCTGCCCCGGAAGCATCGGCCCCCGCAGTGGACCCGGTGGAACAGGCAAAAGAGGACGAAAGCGTTCAGCACAGATTTGCTGTTGCGATGTGCCTCGTTACACTTTGTCTCATTGGCGTTTTTGTAGTGGCCAAAATGCAGCCGCCACCCGCTGAAAGCCCCACCAATCCAACCACGCAGACCAGCGGACATTCCTCAAAACACACCCCGTCCTCGTCCTCATCTTCGTCCTCCGGCAGCTCCTCTACAATCAATACCGCCCGCCATTCCGACGATGACGCCTTTTACTGCGCAACGCTGATCGTAGAGGACTACCTGAAAGCCCCGTCCACCGCAAAATTCTGCAAGCTATCGGATGCCACCGTGACCCATTTGGGAAACGGTGAGTATATGGTCACAGGCTGGGTGGATGCGGAAAACTCCTATGGAGCCATGATCCGCAGTGATTTTGTTGTCACCTATACCGCCACTGAAAAAGGCTTTAAAAACGGGAACGCCATTATCGGATAACGATTGAAAAAGACCGCCCTTCCGGGCGGCCTTTTCTTTGTTCCGGCCCTTGACTTTTGCCAGACAAAATGCTATGATACTTCTGCCAGACAAAATAGGAGGTGATCATCCCCATGTCTGCCGCAAAGCTGGGCCGTCCCACAGACAACCCTCGCCCTCACAAAATCAGCATCCGTATCAATGACCGCAGCCAGCAGATTTTAGAAGCCTACTGCCGGGAGCAGAACGTCACGAAAACGGAAGCCATTGAGCGCGGGATCACCCTGCTGGCGACCGCCAAACCGATATAAAAATTCCCCATGCTGCTCTATCTTGCCGGACGGACAGCATGAGGAAAACGGCAAATATCCGCAGGGACTCGCCAAATTCATTATGGCGCGGGCCTTGTGAAAAGTCAAGTATTCTGTCAAAAAGCCCCTTGTCAGCGGCTGGTACAATAAAGATAGAATACAGGAAAGATCAAGGAGGAATCCCCAATGCCCAAGAGTTACTATTTCGACGCGGCGGCCCACGAACCGCCCTCCCCTGCCGCAGTCAAGGCGTTCACCCGCGCCCTGCCCCTTGGCAATCCAAGCGCCCTTCACGCCTGCGGCGTTGCCGCAAAGATCGCCTTGGAGGAAGCCCGCGCCTCCATCGCCCAGGACCTGAACTGTCTCCCGGAGGAAGTCTACTTTACCAGCGGCGCAACAGAAGCCTGCAACTGGATGATGAAAAGTCTGAGCGCCTACACCGGCAAGCTGACATTCCCACGCCATTACGAGCACCACGCCGTTCTGGAATATCCCCCCGTGGATCATCCCCACCGCACGGACCGCACCGGCTTCACCCACATGATGGCTAACAATGAGACCGGCGAGATTTACGACATCCTCTCCATGCGGCGCAACGCCCCCAACGCTTTGTTCGCCTGTGATGCGACGGCGGCGGTCGGCCAGATTCCCGTGGACTTCAAGGCCCTTGGCGTGGACTATCTGGCTTTCGGCGCTCACAAGTTCGGCGGCATCTCCGGCATCGGCTGTCTGATCGTCAAGAAGGGCACGCTCCTGCTCTCCATGATCCGCGGCGGAGATCAGGAGTGGGGGATGCGCGCCGGTACTGAAAGCGTTCCCCTCGCCTGCGCTATGGCAGCGGCCCTCCATGACCGCATGGGCAATATGCTCTCTGACATGAAGCGGATCGCCCGCTGCCGGGACCTCCTCATTACCAATCTGTTGAGATTTGTCCCGGATACCTATGTCAACGGCCCCTATACCCCCGGTGACGTGCTCCTCCGGCTCCCCGGCAACGCCAACCTCTCTTTCCTTGGCGTGGAATCTCAGGCCCTTGTCATGGCCCTGTCTGCGGAGGGCGTGTACGCTTCCTCCGGCTCCGCCTGTACCAGCGGGGAAGCAGACGGCAGCTATGTTCTCCGGGCTATGGGCTACCCCGCAAGCCGTGCGGTCTCCGCCGTCCGTTTCACCCTCCCCTATACCGTCACCGAGGATGATATTCTGGGCGCCGTCCCTCTGATCGTCAGCGCCGTGGAAAATCTCCGCCGCCTGGCCCCCACCCCCTGATACCCGCCTGTTTAACTGGAAAGGACTGATTTTATGGGAAGAACCTCTGCGCAGGAGCGCCGGGTCATGTCGGCCTTAGACTCATGGCTCCGCAACGTGCAGGCCAGCGGCGCGTCGGAGCGCACCGTCACCGCCTACGCCGCCGTCACAAACAGCTTTTATTCTTTCCTCGTGGAAAGCGGCCTTTCCACCGAGGAACCAACCTTCACCACCATGCAAGCCTACCGGGATCACCTCTTTGACCGGGGCCTCTCCCCCGTCTCCGTCCGGTATCATCTGGTGGTCCTCCGCTCCTTCTTCACCTACGCCAGCTCCCCCGAACTGGGCGATGATCGCTTTTATGAGCAAAACCCTGTTTCCCTCTACCTGATGCCCTCCCTCCGCAAATTGGGAAAGCGTCCCTATGACGTGCTGCTCACCGATGAGCAGGTCTGCAAGCTATGGAGGGATTCCCCCGTCCGCACCACCCATCCGGAGAACTGGCCTCGGAATTACGCCATCGTGATCTTGCTGCTGACCACCGAACTGCGCAACGCCGAACTGCGGGCCTTGACCCCGGCGGACATCGACTTGGAGGACGCCGACCTCCGCGTGGAACACGGCAAGGGCGATAAATTCCGGGTGGTGGACCTGCCCGACATCGCCGTGATCGCCCTCCGCCATTACCTCGCCAGCGGCATCCGCCCAGACGATCTTCCTGATACCGCCCCCCTGTTCGGCACCCTCCGTTCCGGCGAATGGAAGGCCGGCACAAAACAGTGGCTTTCGGAGCTGGTGGAGCGCCATGTCCGCTCCGTCACCGGCGTTCCTGACATCCGCAGCCACGATCTCCGCCACGTCGGCTCCCGTTTGGATCTCAATTCTGGTATGCCCGAAAACGAACTGCAAGCCAAATTGGGCCATGCCAGCCCCATCACCACCCAGCGTTATTCCGGGCGGCTCATGGACCGTTCCGGGCGGAAAAGCGCCAAGAAGGTCTTTGCCGAACGGGACTTGCAAGCCAAGCGCAGCGCCGACAAGCTCACCGCCTTTTATGCCTGATCCCTCAACATTCACCCTGAAACCAAAACACACGTCCGTGCGTTCCAATCGCTCGGGCGTGTGTTTTTTTGTCTGCATAAGACCGCACAACTATAAAAAGAGCGCACGGTTAGTCCGTGCGCTCCATGTAAAGGGCCTCCGCCCTGCGCTGCGCCGCCATCAGGTCCGCTTTTAGGCGTTCCAGTTCTTCAATGGCTTCCGTAATGGCGTGAAACAGGCAGAGGTATTCCGGGTCCAGATGCTCCATATCGTCCCCTCCTTTCTGCGGCCAGTGTACCACAGCTGCTGTGTCGAAAAAACGGGAAATATGGCGGCACCGAAAACAACTCCCCCGGAATTGATCCGGTGGAGTTGTTTTGTGACACTTAAAAGCAGAAGGCAAAAGATATGCAATACACATCATTCGCACTGATGAAGTCGACGAGGCCGCTGTTTCTGACCGCGCAGAAACTCGTGTAGTTGCCAATGCGTGGAGAGCGCTGCCACCAGTAGTTCGCGCTACCGTTGTAATTCTTCACCTTGCTGTTGCCTGCCTTATAGTAGGCGTATTGTGTGCCCTCGCCGCTTGCAGAATAGGTGATGTTACCAAAAATCTCGATCTCGCTCAGCAGGAATAGCTTGTCCGCCGTGGTGCTGATGGTGGTGCTCCGGTAACCCTCCGAGGTTAGCTTATTCACCTCTTGGATGCCGTTCTGTACCTCCGTTGGCATCAGCGCCAGAATGGCGGGCAGGTCCGTCTGCCGCATGTCACAGCTCGTCCAGCCGCCGCTGTTGGTGTTGCCACCGTTCATCATCTTTCTGTCCGCGTAGCAGTCATGCAGCTGGAAGGTCAGGGGAGCTTTCCCGGAGCCATCAGCATAATCGTCATGATTCTTGCCGATAATGTCGATAACGTAATCTGCCCCGTTAATCATCATGGCTTTCTGGTTCCCAACTACCCACGTCTCCGGCACTTGGTTCTTGTGGCAGGCTTTAATGATCGTAGCCCAATCGTTATCCGCGAAATTTGCGTTATACGTCACCGGTGCCTTCAGCGTCGGCACAATGCCGCTCATGATCACTCTGCCCATTATGCCACCTCCCCAGCGGTGAACGTCCCCGTCCCCGCGTTGCCGTAGAACTGCTTGCCTACAAGGTCATAAAGTCCCACCGCCCCGCTGGCGTTTTTGCAGGGCAGAAAGTCTCGGATTGGGCTATCTCCGCTGTATAACTGTGCGTAATACAGTTTTCCGGACAGCTGTTCAGCAATGGAACCGTTACGGTTGAGCGCCATCAACGTCATATTTGCAGGAACCGCAAAAGTTGCCGCTGTCGGTGTCCATATTTGTTCACCATTGACGGTCAGGCCGCTTTGGTTAAGCACAGCCTCGATTGGGTCTGTTCCGTTTAATGGAGCGTTCTGCATCGCCTGATCCCCAAATACGGCGGCATTGCACCAAAGACCGAAGCCGTTTGATTGCCAGTTCTGGTCACTGACTGCAACGCCACCCGATAACGTTTGCGTTGTCTGAAATTTTATTTTCAGAGTATATGTTTGATCCGGTTTGACACCGGTATCAATATATTGTGTCCCGCTGGATTGGATATACGCCAGTTTTGTGTATCCGGAAGGCAGGTGGATAGGTGCCGTATGCACCTCGCCCTTCCGCATCATCAAGCAATGTCCCATTAGGCCACCCCCTTTAGAATCAATGTGGATGTGTCAAACAGGGCAGTTTTGGGGAGGATAAGGGCGGGGCGGATGCCGTCCGAGTCGGATGCGCCATAGTCGCCGTAGTCGCCGTCGGAACGGACGAACCACACGCGGCCGGCGTTGTCGGTGCTCGGGGAGCGGAGCCACCAGATGGTGTCCGTACCGCTTAGGTACGCAATGCGTTTGTTGTTTGCGGACGTGGTTGTTCCGCTCGTAAAGTAATCCAGCTTTGCTCCATCTACGGGGAAATCGCCATCGTCGCTGGTCGTCCAGACTACTTCGTAACCCGACAGCAGAAAGATCTTCGCGGGCAGACCGTTCGCACCGCTCTGGTCAGTGCCGCCGGAGCCGCCGTCGGCCCGATACGGGATCTTCACCTGCTTGATGGCAGCCTGTTCCGCACTGCCCAGCGTATTGAAAAACTCTCCGTTCAGCCACGTGTTGATCGCGCTGGTTTCATACCTGTTTATGTTGCTGGCGTCCCACTGCCGTTCGCTGTGAATATACTTCCTCAGCAGCCACGTTCCGTCACAGCTTGCGTCATACAGACTGGAATTGCTGGGGATGCCCTGATTGACCACCAGATACTCCACCGCCGTGCCGCCCTCCATGAGCTTCACGGTAGTCCCAACGGCAAGGGAACTTGCAAGGATGCCGGTTGACGGTGCTTTCGCTCTGCACCCGCCAACTACCGTTACATGGCCCATCAGCTCACCTCCGCAACAATGGGGATAGACACCGTGTTGGCATCACCGAAGATGGTAAACTTGATGCCGCCGTCATAGGTCTCTGCGTAGCCGTTGGTGATGCAGTTGAGATACTGATTTTCCGCCTCCACGAAGGCTGCGTAATCGTCGGAGGTCCCGCTGCCTGTGTAAACATGATCAACCATAGCGGTGCTCTGGGCTGTCACTCCGGCGATGGCAACGCTCTGCGTCTTGACACCGGTGTTGCTGTCCTCCACCCACGTGGTTCCGATGGTGGCGGTGTAGGTGGTGCTGCCCTTCCGCTGGTCAAGGGCTTCCAGCTCGTTTTCAATCTTGTTCAGATGCTCCGCGTCCAGCGCCGGGGCCTGACCGTTGACCCATGTGGTTTTTTCGTATGCCATTACATCCGCCCCCTCTCAGGAAAAGAAAGGGCCGTTTTTCCGCAACGATTCTTCTTCATAAAAGTTCCTCCTTTTGATCCGGTGCCCCGTTGGGGCTGCTTCACTGTTCAGGTGGGCCACCCCGTCACGGTGGCCGTGGGGAAATCCTGTACGGACACGGCGGAAATCTGCATGGGGCCGCTCCATGTCAGGGGCCTTGTGAACCCCTGCACCAGATGCCGCTCCACCGGAGACCCCGCCTTGTCGCTCCGCACAATGGAGATCAGTTCGTTCTCGTTCAGGTGCATGATCTGACTGCACGAAACCGAGACAGACTTTTGCAGTGCTGCGGACCGTTTCAATTTCCACACAGCCAAGTCCTCGCACTGTCTTTTCGTGGAATATCCCGCCGCCCGGAAGCGCACGGTTTTGCGCCCAATCCGACTTACATTCGTGCTGCTGGCCGGGTCCAAATTCTGCGCCCGCGCCGCCACCTGCGCGCTGTTGTTCACGGCTTCCCCGATCACGATGAAATCGTTGTACACCTCCGTGTTCTTCTCCGTGTACTCCGTTCCAAGCAGCTCCGCCTCGCTTTGGGAGAACTGCCACGCCAGAGGCTTGTCGCTGTCCAGAATGTCATCCTGAGAGGGGTCGATCCGCAGTGCGCCGGAGGCATCGTACCCGATCCACGCCGCCAGCATTTCCGCAAGGCCGAGGCACACGTCCGCATAGCTTCCGTTGTCACTGTCCACCCGCAGGGTGTAGGGTGCATCCGTCAGCTTGGCCGTGGTGCCGTTTGCCAGTTGCTGAGTCTTGCCGTTGTAGTATTCCGTGAATACCGGAGCCACATTGTCCACCAGATCCCCGTTCCCCCGGTCCAGCTTCAGCAGGGCTGCGATGGGGTCAAAGACGTTGGTTCCCGCCTTCACCTCGTAGGTGCTTTCCAGATAGCCGAAAAGCGTTCCGTCCAGGTCCGACCATTTATCCACCAGATTGTATTCCGCCGTCCGCTTGGCCGGTTCCAGCGTCTCCACAGGGTCCTTCACCAGAAAGACCCCCTGTTGGATGTAAAAGTCCGTGCCGTCACTGAGCACAAGGCCCTCGTCCAGTGCGATCCGGTTCCCGAACCACACCCGGTTGATGTTGTAATCGAACGTGCCGTCCAGATTCGCCAGCGTCACCGAGGCCGTCCTCCGCTGGCCGTTGTTCAAATTCACGGACAGACTTCCGTCCGCGATAAATGCCCCGGCAAAGCGCCCTGTGGGGTTGTTGTCCAGTGCGAAGGCCGTGGAACCGTCCGGTTGTAAAAACCGCAGACGGCACAGTTTGGTAAAAGGCCGGCGCAGCATCTTGCGGTAATCGTTCATCCGTTCCGCTTGGGTCATTTCTGCATCGCCTCCCTCTTATGCAAACAAAGCGTCGCCCGATGTGAGCAGGATACGCGCCCCGTCCGCGGAACCAATCTCCACCCATGGCAGCGTCACTGTCTGCACCTGCTGCCGGCTGCCGTCCATAGTGCTCATGGAAATGGCCCCGCCCGCCCTGATCTGCCACAAGTCTCCCCGCCGGTCTTTCAAAAACAGGGTATCCTGCGTGGTTGAGAGGGCGTACACGGCGTTCCGCACCTCGTTGGTATCCGTATACTCCCCACTTGTCAGAACGTGCCCTATGGCCGCTGAGAGCGCCCCGGAGCGGTAATCGCTGGGGGAACTCTGTACCGTAGGATACCGGGTGAAATTCCCCAGCACACCGGGGCTGTTGTTGTTGCTGATTTCCCCGCTGGCCACGTTCAGGCTGAACCGGAAGATCGCCGCCGGGTGATAGCCCCCATCTGCGTCCGTGGTGCATTGCAGAACCGTCCAGTCCCAGAAGATGGGCGTCACCGCGTCGGAGATCATGGCGTTGGTCACGATGACCTCCTGCCCGTCCGCCGTCTGCCCCAGTCCGAACATATAGTAGCGGTACGTCTCCTGCGATACCGCCTTGCAGTCCAGAATGGCCCGCTCCGAAAGGGGCGTCTGCGCCACCGGTTCCAGCGTTGCTTCCCCCTCGTGGTAGCGGTAAATGGCAAAGCCCGTCAGCTTTCCGCTGAAGGCCAGATTTCCCGCCTGCAGGCCGCCTCCGGCGAAATCCGTCTGGAACAGTGTGTTCCCGGAAAACGCCCCCGGCGTCCAGCCGTCCTGGTTCAGAATCTGGTCCAACACACTGGCTTCCAGAACCTCACCCGTCACCCACAGATAGTCACAGGTTTGGACGCCGCCCAGCGTCAAAGAGGTAATGGATCGCCCCGCCAGCTTTACCTCGCTGCTGAAAAGGTTGCCGGACTGAGTACCCTTGGAGGGATACAGCTCCGGTCCGGGGTACAGGGTCACGGCGGGATACAATGCGTTGATCCACGTCACCTGCCGGAGATAGATTTGTCCGCCGGTGATCACCAGCGTCCATTCGTCCGCCGCCGTTACGCCGCGCAGGGCGTCCTTCCAGACCTCCCCGCCATCTACCGTCATAGAAACGCCGGACTTCCCCAGCGTCACGATGGCAGCGCCCCCATTCAACCCCACCGTCAGGATGGGGTTGTCGCGGGTCACGTCCACCGTCCCGCTCCACACCAAGCTCCACGGCTGAGCATAGTTCATCGGCTGCCCCGTCACCTTGTCCCAGATCACGGTCCCATCCGCTCCCAATACCAGCTTTCCGTTTTGGACGCGGTTTTCTCCTGCCGCCGTGCCCTGCACATCGTACAGCCCCGGCCATGTCACCCGGATACCGGACTTTTTGCAGTTGGGACAGGCCACCACCGCGCCGGTGGGGGTGGCGGTAGCGTAGGCCACCCGGAAATCCACCCATCCGGTGTCCGCCTGTACGCCGTTTTCCGTCTGCACCTGGCAGCGGACGGCGTAATCCGTGTCGGAAAACAGGCCGTCATACTCCATCCGCAGCTCCGCCGTGCCATAAATGCGCCCACTGTCATAGAGCGCCGTATCGCTGCCTTTTGCCCGGAGCATCCACCGCACCCAGTTCAGCGTGTCCCCCTGCGCCTGCGTATAGGTCGCCGTGAAGGCGTACTTCCGCACCGCCAGCGGCGAGGGGATGGCGGCCACGGTCAGTACCGGGTCCGCCCTCGTCAGAAAGACCGATGCGCTCCGCTGGGTCACGCTCTCTGCATCGGTCTCCCCCCACCACTGCTTGATGATCAGCTTGTACTGCTGCCCGTTCTCCATATTCGCCCCGCTCAATGCGTCAGCCGGAATGGTGTGGGTAAACAGCACGGTGTTTCCCGCGTAGTCGATTCCATAGAAGGGACATCCCTCCGTCAGTTTCCCCGTGGTGTACACCTGTGTGGACGCCGCATCGTTTTTGCAGACCGTCAGGGAAAACGCGGTCATAGCGGAGTTGCCGTTCACCTGCCAGCTCACCGCCAGCGGCTTCGTGACGTCGATTGTGCCGTTTCCCAGTTCCCCAAGGGACGATGGATAAATATTTGTAGGTTGAAAAAGTGCCATACTCCGCCTCCCTTAATGTTTGTATAGGCCCAGGTTCCCGGCCCCGCTGTTCAGTGCCCGCATTACCTGCGCCACCGTCAGCCGGTCAGCCGCCTCCGCGCCAATCTGAACGCCGTTCACGCTGTAGCTGTCTCCGTAGTGGTCATAGCTGGTCCGGCTCATCACCGTTTTCCCCGGCATGGTGCCTCCGCGCTCCACCGCGCCGTACAGCCACCCAAGCTCGCTCATTCGCTTTTGGAAGGTGCTGTCCGCGCTGGGTTCCAGCATCTTCTCCGCCAGCAGCGGCGGGATCACGATTTCGTCCTGGCTGGTGGCCTTGATGCCCCCCAGCCCCCGCAGGATGCCGCCGGAATCGTACTTCTTGTACGGGTCCTTTCCGCCGTACTTATCGTTGATCTTGTTCTGCCGTTCTTCTTTTAGTTTGTCGATGGTGGCCTGACTGGCTCCGTTTTTCTCCGCGTTCTTGATGGCCAGAGAGTAGTCCACGTTCTTGTCATAGCCCTTGCCGCCGGACGAACCGGACGAACCGCCCTTTGAAGAACTTTCCCCGGAGCTGCTTCCGCCCCTGTCGGGGTCTTGCCCCCCGTACATGGCGTTGATCTTGTTCTGCCGCTCTGTCTCTAACTGCTTGATCAGCCCTTCCCCTGCCCCGGACTCCTTGGCCTGCTTGATGGCAAGAGTGTAGTCCACGTTCTTATCAAAGCCCGCGTAGTACATATCGTTGCCGTCCGCATCCACCTTGGGATACAGCCCGGAGAGGTCCGCTCTGGCTGCTCCCTGATGCACGTTGATGGCCTTGGTTGCGTACCCGTTCTCATCGTAGGTGATCACATACCCGTTTTTCTCAACGGTTCTGCCCGCAAGTTTCTGGTCCCGGCTCATGTCCGCGCCGGTGTAGGAACCCTTCACGCCCTTGCCGTAAGGCGTGGTATCCCGGTAGTTCAGGTTGGCGTCGCTGCCGTCCGCCAACTTCCAGCCGGAGGACCCGGAGGGAATGAACCCTTCGTTCATCTCCGTCTGCGTCCAGCCGCCGCCCGGATTCTTCGTGTAGTCGAAGTGGTAGCCTCCGGTCGCCCCGGCCGCACCCATCATTCCCGGCAGCATCGTCTGTCCGGGGAGCATAATCCCATTCATAGCCCCGGCAATGTACTGGTTCAGCTTGCCCAGCAGGTTGTTGACCTCCTCCACCTGCTGACGCATCTTGGGTGTTCCGTTTCTGGCAATGTCGCTGAGAATATCGTCAATGGTCCGGGTAGGTTCCTGCAAGCTGTCCGTGATCCGCTTCCACTCGGCTTTCAGGGTGTCATAGGTTTCCTCGATGAGCTTTTTCTTGGCTTCCAGTTCGTCGATTTCCCGCTGAAGGGCCAACTCCCTCTCATATTCCGCCAAGTCCTCCTTGGCCTTTTCATAGGCATCCTGTGCGGACTTCACGGACGAGGCGTTGGCTTCCCACTCCCACTGTCCGGTTGCGGCATTGAATACCCGCACCGTCCGTTCCTTCTGGGCTTCCAGCAAGGCGTTCTGCTTTTCCAGCACCGCCGCCTTCAGCTGTTCCAGTTTCAGGGCTTCGTCCTCGGCTTGCTTGGCGTCCTTCAGCGCCGCGATCTGCTTGTCAATGGCGGCTGTCTGCTTGTCCCGTGCTTCCTCCGCCTCTTCCAGCTTTTTGTTAACGGCATCTTCCAGTTCGTCCCAAAGATCCTCCTGCAGCTCCTTGATCTGCTTGGTGATTTTCCAGTGCTCCGTGGACAAGGCGTTGATGTCCGCCTGACTGTCCCCGATCCGCCGCATATACTCCGCCTGTGCGTGGAGCGCCGCCTGGATTTGCCGCATCTTGTCGATCTGGTCCGCCGTGCTGTCCCCACGCTCCTGCATGAGGGAAAGCTCCGACTTTCGCAGGGATACAATGTCCTTCAGCCGTTCCAGCTCTGCGTCCTTAGTGGATTTCCCTGTGGACGATGTGGTGGAGGACGTACCCACTGTGGAGGTGGTATCCACCGTCCCGCTGTCCCGCCCGGTGTCCGTAAACATGGACTTGTAGATCCGGTTCAGAACGATGGCACGGGCTTCGTCATAAGTCTTGGCCTTTCCGGTCTGCAACAGGCCCTTGATGGTCCGCTCTACATCCTGCGTCTTGGCGGCACCGATCATGCCCACGGAATAGGCGGCCGCCCCGGCCTCGGTGGCCAGCTGCCGCAGCGCCCCGATCTGCTGACTCAGGTTCAGCTTTTTCTCGTTCAGAACGATCATCCGCTTCACCAGATCGTAAATCTGGTCCCCGGACTTCCCCGCCTGCCGCTGTACTTTCAATAGCCCCGCCACATAGTCACTCATGGGCTGTGTGGCTTTGTTGACCTGTGCCAAAAATGCTTTCAGCACGTCATAGTCCGCCTGTTGGGCGTCCGTCAGCTTGCCGTTGGCCTTGATGGCTTCCTCGTAGGCTGCCACCTGCTGTTCCGCCGCCGTTTTCACGGCGTAGAAATCGTCGATCTGGTCCTGTTGGATGCTTCGCCCTGACTGAAGCTGGTCCGTGTACGCCTTGGCCTTGTCCGCCAGTGTTTCGTAGGTGATCCCCAGCCGTTCCAGGTCTGCCGTGGTGCTGATGGCCTGTCCCGTCACCAGCCGCAGCTGAGCGATCATTTCCTCCGTGGATTTGAAGGACCGGCCCACAAATTCATCGTAGCCCTTCACGCTGCCCATGGACGTGATGGTGGTTCCACCGGCTCCGCCCACGGTCTGGGCCTTCTTCTCCGCGATTGCCGTCAGGTGCTTGACCTGCTGTTCCAGTTCGGCGTTTTCCGCTTCCAGTGCCTTCTTTTCCTCGATCAGCTCCGGCGTTAGATCATGCCATGGAATTGCATAGATTTCTTCCAGCCGCTTCTTGTTTTCTTCTAACTGGGTGTTGTTGGTCTCGATCTCCGTGTTCAGCGCGTCAAGGCTTTTCCGGTAGTCCTCCGTCGCCTTCCACACGAGGCTGAACGCCCCTGCCGCCGCCGCGATTGCCAGCAGCCACGGGTTCATGGCGATCCCCGCCGCCGACAGCTTTGCAAATGCCACCGTCGCGCCCTTGGCCGCTGCTTTCAGCGCCAGCATTCCCAAAACCGCAGTCCCGGAAACCGCCGCGAAATGACCAATGTCCGTGTTCAGGACTTCCACCGCGCCGATCAGCACGTCCAGCCCGCCCTTAACGGCATCGGTGCTCACCATGCTCTGGATGAACTCCGTCCATTCGTTTTTCAGAATGTTGGTTTTGCGGGTCCAGCTGTCCAGCGCGTTTTCAATTTCCTTGTCCGCACTGCCTACGGCGTTGGCGTAGTCCTTCAGCATGGACTGGTACATATCCCAGTTCTGGATCAGGGCCAGCAGTTGAGAGGTCCGCAACTTGCCGCCGATGTCGCTGACCATCTCCATCAGCTTTTGTTCGGTCAGCAGCCCGTCCTTCATGCTCTGGGCAAGGCCCCCGATGGCTTCCATGGGGTCAATGACCTCGCCGGTGGCCTTCGCCGCTTCATACGCAGCCGGGGCGTACTCCCGGATCACGTCCCTCAACCCGGCAATCTCCCCGGTGGTCCACGTCACGCCCTCGTCGATCTCGGTTTTCGTGTCCCCCACGATGTTCAGCACCAGTGCCCGGAACGCACGGGCCGCTTCGCTGCCGCTCCGCTGGGTCACGGCCGTGATCGTACCGATCGCCGCCGTCAGTTCATCGATCCCCACATGGGCCTGTGCCGCCACGGGAGCCACGGTCCCCAAGCCTTCCGCCAGCTTTTCAATGCTGGTGGCGTACTTGTTGTCGATCTCGTTGGCGCCGTCCAGCACCTTGGTCAATGCGTCAATGTTTCCCTTGTACTGATACGCCGCGTCAACGGACAACAGGAATTGCTGTGCCGTTTCTGCGCTGGTGTCGCCCACCAGTTTTGTCTTGGTGGCCAGCTCCGCCAGTGCGTCCGCCTGTTCGCCATAACCGGCACGGGCAAACGCCGCCACGGAGTTCAGATATTCGTCCGCCGCCTCGCCGTAGGCCGATGCCGTCTCATAGGCCCGGTCCCGCAGATTTTCCATCTGCTCCGCTGTAAAGCCAGTTACCTTGCGGACCGTCACCATCTCATCGTCCACGGCCTTCATGGTGGAAATGGCGTCCCGGAAGGCCCCAATGGTCTTGGAGACGATGGTTCCCATCACCTGCCATTGAAGCATTTTCAGGTAGACGTTGGTAAAGCTGTCCCCTAACAGCCCGTTTTTCTCGGTAGATTCTGTTACGCCCTCATTCAAGCGGTGGACTTCTCCGGTCGCTTGGTCAATGGCGATCTTGAAGTTTTGGGCAGTCCCGTCCGCATTTTTGACGCTCGCCTGGAACGTCTGGAACGTTCCAGCGGAACCCTGCACGATGCCCGTGGCTTTTACCTGCGCGTTTTGCAGCCCGTCCAGCGTCTTAATGTATTCCTTGGCGCTTTCAGCGTTTCCGCTAAACAGCCCTTGGCTCTGCCCGTACTTGGTTTGAATATTGCTCCACGCCCGCTCAAACGCGCCGGCACTGTCCGCTGCACTCTTGGCGGCATTCCCGATGCCCACCATGCCCTCGATCTGCCGCTGGATTGATGTGGGATTATAAGGGGTGTTCTGCGCTGCTCTGGTCTGCTGCTGTAAATAGGCGTTGGCCTGTCGGGTGGCTTTCAGTTCTGCGGCAGCGGCTTTCTCCGCCGCTTGGGCCTGCTGTCGGTAGTTCCGGGTCACGGTCTGCTGGGTCACAGCCAGATCCCCCGTCTCCCTGTTCAGCGTCGCCACCACGCGGGTGGTCTCTCCCAGCCGTGCGGAGAAATCCCGCACCTGCCGCGTGGCCTGCCCGTTTGCGTCAAAGGTGGTGGAAACCTTCTGTAAATTCCCCGCCAGCTTCCCGGCGGCATTGGCCGCGCCGTTCAGGCCCTGCGCCGTGCCGTTCAGATTCACCTTCGTGGAGGAAACCGACGCTACCTCCTGCTTCAGTTTCGCGATCTCCGCCCGGACCTCTGTAAAATCGGGTACGCCCTTAAAGATAATTTTTGCCATGCTTCACCGCCCTGCCTTTACTTCAATATCCTTCGTCACCCTCCCGGCCCGTGTAGCCGTTGGCTTCGATCTGTAATTCTGCGTCCTGTTGGTTCATGGCCCGTACCAGCGTTTCCTCCGCCCGTCCGCCTTCTACCAGCTCCGTGACAAAATTTTCAAAAAACGGTCTGGCCGGTGGCCTCCGGGTCCAGTCATAGGGCGGGTCCAGATGTTCAATGCGCCCGATCAGTGCGTCTCCGTTCAGCGGGTTTTCCACCTGTTCGCTCTCGCCGCTGGGCTGGTAGTCCATGGAAACGCTGTCCTCTGTCACCGCAAACTCCGTGTTGCCGTCTATGTCGGCCAAGCCGCCGTATTCTCCCCGCCGGATATATTCCTTTGGGTCGAATTTTTCGTATACGTCGCCCTGCACGTGCTCGAAAAGGCATTGGGACAGATCCTCCCGCAGCGTGGGCATGGCCCCCGCCAGCGCCGCCTTGAACCGCTGTTCCAGTGCCGCCATGTCCTCGTCCAGCCCTGTGATCCTGGCAGATGCGCTCCCGCTCATATCCCCGCTCCTTTCCATCAATTTCGTGACCTCACGAAAATGGTCCCAAGCATACGCCAAAGCATGAGATCCTCATGCTCTCCCGTCTGCCGGGGAACAAAAAGCGGAGCCGACCGCCGGGTTTCCCCGGCAGTCAGCCCCGCTCGGCTCATCCTATCCAACGCTTAGGATAAGGCGTTTTTGGTGTGTCCCTTACTCGGCGGTGACTTCCAGAACCGCCTGCGCGGTGTACTTGGCGGCTCCCTCGGCGGGATACTGGATGGCGATGCTCCCGGTGCCCTGCGTGCTCCCGGCGGTCACAATGCCGTCCGTGGAGACCGTGGTCCCGGTAGCAGTCCCGGCGGTCACGGTGTACTTCAGCAGGCTTGCGGGAGAGGGCGTCACCAGTTCCCCGTTTTTCATGACCAACTTGGCATTCACGGGGGCAGTGCCACTGGCAGCCACGCTCACCACGCCGCCGATCACGGCGATCCCGGCCACCTCGTCGCTTTCCTCGTCAGGCACCAGCACCATGTAGGCCACGGTGCCCATGCCGCCGCAGGCGTCGCACTCAGCGGAGATCACATCGGCGTCCTCGTTGATGGCGCGCCCGGTGATGGTGGTGGTGTCGTAGTTGGACTGGTCGCCGGTGGTGTTGGCCCCTTCGGGGTTCAGATACAGGCGGGGCACGATCAAATAGCCCCACCCCCAACGGGTGCCCTTATTCTTGCCGGACACGTTCTGATACACGGCGATCTGAGCGGTGAAGTGGACGATGCGGCCATTGAACGCACCGTTCACAATGCCCACCTGGGCCGCGGGCTTCTTGGCGAAGTACCACACCTTGTAGTTCTTGCCGTTCTCAGCGGTGAAGCCGGTAATGGCGCCGGTGGCAGGGTCGATGGGATAGGGAACGCCGCCCACAGAGTAGGAGGACGCAGCACCCACCTCCTGCACGTAGCAGAAGATGTTGGAATAGCCGTACTGGGTCACCGGCACCAGCTTGCTCACGTCGGCCTTCAAGGAAGTACCCGTGGCCTCCACTGTCTGGCAGACGGGGGAAACGGCGTTGTAGTTCACGGCGCCGCCCACAGCCATCATCTTGGTCATCAGGTCGAAGTCCGCGCGGGTGAAGTTCACCTGCGTGTCGCTGTCGCTGGCGATGATAGTGGCGATGCCGTTGCCAAGGCCCGCCCGCAGGGGGTCGGTGTTGGCGGAGAACTGAATGTTGCCGGTGGAAAACTTATCGCTCTGGCTCAGAATCTCCCCGGTGGAGGGGTCCTGAAGCTGCGCCGTGCAAATGCCCTTGGCGTACAGTCTCTTGTCGGTAAAAGTGATCATGTCTGTTCACACTCCTTTTAATGTTCCGTATTGTTGGTAAATTGACTCAGCGGGGTCATGGCCCCCGCGTCCTCCCGCTCCCGGTCATAGAAAAGGTGGGGTACAGGGTTCCCGCCCTTCCACTTCACGCCGTTGCCCTCCGAAATGCCGCATATCAGATAATCCGCCGCCCGCTGGATGGCTTCCTGACGCCGTTTCAGCTTCAGCAGGGGCCATTCGTCCATCTCTGTTTCCTCACAGCCTGTAAACAGGGCGATGGAGGAAATCAGACTGGCCGGGTCCCGGCGCAGCTTCGGCCCGTTTCTTCGGGCCAGCTCCGCCTCCGCTTCCAACAGGTCCGGGTTGGCGTCCTCATCCGTCAGCTCAATGCCGTTCTGGTAGGCCAAAATCGCCCTGAGCCGCTGGAATTGTACCGGGGTAATGGTGATTTCTTCCTCACCGTTCCATGTAAAGCATATCCCCTTTAAATCCATTGTGTTTTCAGGTGAAAGTTTCACATGAAACAGGCGGATGCGGTCTGAAAGGCTCCGGCCCTCCCCCAGCCGCAGCGCCAGCGCCAAAAACGCCAGCGCCCGGTTAAAAAGGCCCACCGGTTCTTCCCCCCGCTCCATGCTTTCCAGATCCATGACCCAATAGGCTGAAAGCAGAGGCATGACCGCATAGCGCACAGGGAGCGCCTGCTGGATCACGTCAATGGCGGGTCTCGCCCGCTCAAATTCCTCCTGCTCACATACCCGGATGGGCCATAGGGTCAGTCCGGCGGTTTCTACGGGTTCGTAGCGGTCCGCCGCCCGCTTGATATTCCGTGAGAGTTCCATTCTTTTAATTCATCCTCTCCAATATCTGAAATCAAATGGCAATGCCCGCGCTGGCAAACAGCGCCGCAATACATGCCCCGGCGATCAGCCAGATCACCTTGTCCACGAGACTGTCCCACCGTTTGGCGGACTTCCCTTCCATCTCCGTCATCTTTTCATCGATCCGGCTCACCTTGGTCCCCATTTCTTCCTGCTTGGTCGCCATTACCTCTACACTGGCAGTCAGCTTGATCAGCGCCTGCTGATCCCGCTCCACCTCTTCCATGCGGTGTTTCAGGGACTTGATCTCGTGCTCATGCCCCTCTATCTTTACGGCTGCTTCTTCCATGGTCATGGTGGCTGTCCTCCCGTTGTGAATTTAGTAGTCCTCAATGGTATCCCCCATGGCGGCTTCGCTTTCCGCCCAATGTATGCTCATTTTCAGTTCCCGGCCCACCACCGTGCCCGTCTGGTCATATACCGGTCGGCTTCCGTTGTCCGCGTGTGCGGCACGAGAGAAATCGCACACGCCGATCCCCGCCAGATTCACCCCGTTCAGTGCCTCGATGATGCACTGCTCCATATCGTAGGAGCGGGCGTATGCCTCCGTTTTAGTGGTAGTCTCTTGGTTCACGTTGCAGGAGATCACAAACGTGATCCCGATCCGCGCGTCAAAGGACGTCTGTGAAAAAATGCGGCCCAAATAACATTTAATCGTGCTTTTCGCCTCCGTCTGGGCTTCTCCCCAGAACTTCTGTGCGTAAAGGCGATACCCTTTCGGGTGCTTGCGGCGCTGGGTGTTGCTGTCTACCACAGGCTCATTCCCGTCAAAAAGAAGGCTCTGCTTCTCCTTGGCCGTGGGCAGCCGCTCTCCCAGCGGCTTGGCCCCGTCATGCCATAGATATTTCATCAGCCGGACACGGGGGCGGGTGTTGTCATCCACCGGCTCGTAGCCGTCCGGCAGCGGCAGATCCATCAGATAGGTCAATAGCTTGTGGGGGATCTCCTCCGCCCCACGGAAGGTCAGAAACGATGGCATAACTCTTTCGTATGGATATGTAGGACTGTTAAATTCTCTATTCATTATGCCCTCCTTGCTTGTGCGCTTGGAGTAAAAAACGCCATCTCCGGACTCCAACCCAATTTGTTGATGCGTTGCTTTACAAGATCAAAACTAACCCCAAATTGATCACACCATTGTTTCATTGTTTTTGTTTCGCCGTTGTATTCAATCAGATGGTTGTTCCGCTTATTATTAGATTGCTCTTTAGGGGTAGCCCACCGGCAATTCTCCGGGCAGTAGTTGCCGTTCACGTCAATGCGGTCTATGCTCAAATCGTCCCGGTAGCCGTTGGATAGCGCCCAATTCCCAAACGCTTCAAAACTGTTCCGCCATTCTTTGCAAATGGTGATTCCTCGACCGCCATATCTAAAGTAATGTGAAACATTTTGATTTTCGCATCGGTCTATCATGTTCGACCAAATGTGATATAGCCGGGTTTCGCTCATCCCATGGGTAGTGTGTGCGTCTCTCGCTAATTCTTTTGCTTTGCATCCGCAGCTTTGGGTGTGCCCGCTTCGCAAATGCCCTGTGGTAACAATAATTTCTTTCCCGCAATCACACTTGCATTTCCATTGGATGTGATTGCACTTGCTTTTCCCTGCATATTGGATAACAGTTATTCTCCCGAACTTTTTCCCCGTGAGGTCTAACCGTTCGCTCATTGTGCGCCGCCCTTCCGCTGCTGAAAGGCCGCGTCAAAAGCGCTCCGGGCTTCCTTCAGGTCATCCAGCGTCTTTTGCACCGCCTCCGGCGTCATGCTCTGCGCCGCAAGATCCTGAAACCGGCTCACGGGATCGTTCATGGCTTGCAGCATCCCGTAAATCTCCGTTTTCAGCATCTTTTCCAGATCCCGGTAGTCCGCCAGCAGGTCAAAGGCTTTGTCCCGCAGGTCCGGCCCTTTTCCCTTCATGCGGTCGATCTGGTTGAAGATGTGCCCTCCGGCCCAGCGGTCGTAGTCATCGGCGGACATGAGGTAGGTTTCCCCCTCCACCGGCTCAAAGTCCTCTCCCAGATACAGCTTCACGAAGCCGCCCATGAGATACCGGCTCCGCCGCTCCACGTTCTCCTTGAAATAGGGGAGCACCTGTCCCCCCTCCACCCGGACCTCCATCCGGTCAAAGCACCGTCCGGCGCACTCCGCCGAAAAGGCCGCCTTTTCCATCAGGGGTACATAGTCTCTGGCTGCCAGCAGCCCTTCCTCCGTCAGCTTTTTCCATTCCATATACGTCATTCCTTTCAGATTTTTTGGAATTTCTCACGGTTGCTTCCTCGCAGGGGACACAAGGCCGCCTGCGGTGTGTTCTCCCATTGCCCGGTCACGCCGCACAAATGCTGGTGCCCGCAGATGGGGAATTTCTGCCCCGGCTGCTTCTCGCACAGCAAACTCACCGTTCCGGGCCGCTTGTAAGCGTATGGACACTTCTCTGCCATCTCACAAGCCCTCCAATTCGATCTCCGCGCTGACGCTCTCGCCCTCGCATCTGGCCGTTACCGTCAGCGGTTTTGGGCTGTTCCCCCAGCACCTTACTGTCAACCGGTTCCCATTGACACTCACGCTGTAAGAACCCTCTGCGGCTCCCTCATAGGTCCACTCCACCGCCGTGTCCTGTCGAACGCCGCCGATAAACAGCGCCGCCTCCAAGGTCTCCACATCGTAGGGGGCCATGTACTTGGGAACTTCATTCAAAAACCGTACCGCCGGTGTTTTTGCCGCCGATGCCTCCACCGTCACGGCGAAGGTCCCGCCGTAGGTCCGGTTTTGGTCCAGCACCGCCGTGATTTGGCAGGTGCCCTCGCCTACCGCTGTTACCACGCCTTTGCTGTCCACCGTGGCCACGTTGGTGTCGCTGGAACACCATACATAGCCGATGGGGTGTTCCTCCGTGTTCTCCACCTCGGCCCCGTTCCGCTGGGAAGCAGCGGTGAATTGGAAGGCGTCCCCCGCCGTCATGCGGGGCGCCCCGGTGACGAATACCGCCCAGGAGAAGTTCTTCCCCCCTGCCACCTTCGCTTCCAGATCGTCGATCTCGTGGTTCGGCTCCTGCATCCGGGCGTTGAAGTGCAGCAGATGGGTGCTCTCGTCATCCCCGGTGAACTCCTGTGTAATGTCAGAATATCCGGTGATCTGATAGGCCCGCCGCCCTAAGATCAGGCGGCTGTTCTGGTCCAGCTGCTCTGTGTTGGCGTTGCGCTGGCAGATGATGTTGAAATAGCCCTGCATGATGAGGGTCATTTCCTGGAAGTCATTGGCCGTGGCCTGTGCCAAGGACTTTTCCACAAGGATCGGTTCTTCCCGGATGTTTCCGTACCAGTCCAGAAACCGCCATACGGCGTTGCACCGCCGCATGATTCCGGTCCCTATTGCGCTGGATAGATTAGAAGGGTTCGTTACCAGCCAGTAGGAACCCATGGTCTCCACCTTGGCTCCCTCCGGGATGTAGTCCACCCCGGCGTCCGCCACCAGAAACGCCTTCTGGTCATCGGTCTTTCGGGTAAGGCTGACGCCTTGCTTGGTGGTGTCGGAGAACCGGATGCGCTTTGTGCTCCACCGGTAGAAGTCTCCGGGAACCAAGCCCTGCATCCGGGCCGTCACAAAGTCCGTGGCGTAAGGAGCCATTTCCTCCACAAACCGGGCCGTGGCATCCGCAAAATACTGCCGATTCCGGTCCCGGTATTGAGCCGGAGCGTTGGTTGCCCTGCCGTTCCCGCCGCTCAAAAGGCCGATGTTTTTCATGCCGTGCTTGGCGTCCGCCATGTGGTCCCCTCCTTTCAGATCAGCTCCATCTGCCGTGCCGACCGGCGGAACGCCGTGGCGTACAGGCAGTCCTGCTCATACTTCCGCAATTCCTCGTTCAAAAGCCCCCGGTTTTGCAGCTTCTTCTTGCTGCCCTTTTCCATGTACTGCGGCTCGTTAGGTGGGTTAAAGCTCCGGTCATGATCCTTGGGCGCGTCGCCGAGCCAGTTGCGGAAAAACCGCTCGTCCCATACGGAGGCTACGCACAATCCCAACAGCCGTTTTTGCTCCGCCGTCAGGTCATGGGCAAAGGCCCCGTCGGTGTAAAAGTCCATTTCGTACTGTAATCCCGCGTCCATCTGGGGAGGAAAGGTCACGGTCCCGGTCTCCGGGTCATATACCGCCTCTCCATACGGTACTAAGAGCACGGACCCGTCCGGCTGCTCCGCCCGCTGTGCGCAGGAGAATAATTCGTAGCCGGTCATCCCCGTTTCCACCTTGGTCTCCGCCGTCAGGCTTTCCTCCGTGGAGACCCATGCGCTGTCCCCGTAGGCGGGTTCCGTCAGCCCCTCCTTTAGGTAATCCACCATCTCAGGGGGACGGTTGAATACCGGGATCGCGTTTTTCATGTACAGGCTCATCCGCCGGAGGAACCGCGCAGGGCTTTCCGCCGCCTGATCCGTCAGTCTCACGTCATCAATAAAAACCATGGCATGGTCCGAAATGATCTCGCTCCAACTCGTTCCCATAGCCGTCCCTCCTTTTTGGCCTGTTTTATATGTTTTCCGTCCCGTCTGTTTTTCTTCGGAACAGTCATGTTCTGTTTTAATATTGCCCCGTGCCGCCGCGTTCCCAGTGGCACGGGGCTTTTTGCTTGTGTTTTCTCAGCCGATCCAGTCGGCCTTGGCCTCCCGCACGTCGATGTGGGTAAAGCCCTGCTTACTGTAAATGCCCACGCCGCCCCAGTCAGGCATCAGCTGTCTGGCATAGGCCGCCACCTGTTCCGGCTTCTGTCCTTCCACGGAAATATCAGCTGCCGTGCCGTAGCAGTGCTGGCTTTCCGTCACGCCGCCCACCTTGGCGTTGTACTGGGGAGTCCGGTAGCCACTGTTGATCACCACAGCGGAACCGAAATAAGTGCGGATGGATTCCAGCACCATTACCAAACGGGGAGCCACCAGAACGGCGTCGCTGCCGTCCCTGCAGGCAAACTCCTTGACCTTGAAGTGGGCGGAAAGACGCTTGTTTCCGTCCTTGGCCTTGGAATACCCGTTGATCTCGACCATAGCTACCTCCCTTTCAGTTTGTACAGTGCCCGAACCAGCTCCGCACGGGTCAGCGTTTCCGCCGCATTGCTGTCCGTCAGCAGCCCCTTGGCCTTGCCCCATGCCAGCGCCGGTTCCTCCGGCTTGACTGGGGCCGGGGAAGGGTTTGCGGTGGCCGCCTTCCGCTCCCAGAACAGCAGCAGCGTAGGCACCTTCCGGCTGCTGATCACCTTCCCGCCGGGGAAAATGCCCTGCGTGGAGCCGCCGCCGTCCAGCATGAGGGCATCCACCACGCCCAGCCCCAGCAGCTTGTTTTGGAGCTGCTCACGGGTCAGGCTGGACTTGTCGCACCACAGCACCACCTTGCCGTTGTTCAGCCAGCCCACCGCCGTCCGTGCGGCAGAGCGGGCCACGTCCGGCGTCAGATTCCGGTGTAGTTTGGCCCCCGCTTTCAGGAGAGGGACGCCGGAGAGGAAAGATCCTCCCCGGTCCGTCAGCATCTTCGGTGCGCCATCACTGCCAATGGAAATGCCCCAATCCTGATAGGCGTCCCGGCTGATAACTTTCCCATTGATCACCGTCCAGCCAACCGGCTGAAATTTGCCGTTGAACAGATAGCCGTTGATGATGTGCGTGCAGCCGGTTTTCGCTTTGATCTGCGCAGGCGTCAGCTTCCCAGGGTTATAGTAGACCTGCGCCCGAGCACAGTCAAAGATGTCAGTCATTGACTCTCACCGCGCTTTTGGCATAACCGTCCTCGTCATAAGTAACCTCGAACTTGCCGCCGGGGATCCACTGGATCTGCTTGGTGCCAGCCAGATCCTCACGGCGGCGCATATCCACGGTACGCTGGGCGTCCTTGGGTTCCTCCTCAGCGGGGATAAAGCCCTCGGCCATCTCCGCCTCAGTCCAGCCTGCCGTACCGCCGTCGGGGTTCAGGTGGAAGTTGGCACCCGCCTCCTTCAGCAGCTTGTTAATCTCCTCGATGGTCTTTCCGTTCTTCTTGCCCTCGTTGATGATCTCTGCATATTTCTTTTCCATGATTTGTTCTCCTTTCAAATCAAAAAAATGGTTGTTGATTCTATCTATACCCCCTTGTCCTCGCCCCGTTTCTCGTCCTCAAGGTGGGGTTTCCAAAGGGGATTCCCCCGTCCCTCGTCCCCTTGGGGGTTGGTTTCCAAAGGCGGGGGCCACAGCCCCCGGCCTTTGTGCCAGAGGGGGTATGGGGGACGGTGGCGTCCCCCATGTTTCTGGTGGGGGTCTAAGGGGGAGGGATCTTTGCGCCAAAGATTCCTTCCCCTTGCCCTGACATGGGAATGTCTCCCTGCGGGGAGCGCAATTTTAATTACTCATCTGCTTTGCGATCTGATTGACGCCGGTGCTGGCCAGACCGCTTACAATGCCCACTGCCACGGCGGTGAGATAGTCCGTTGCGGGGAAGTCTGCCATAATCAGCATCCCCACCACGCCCAGAACGCCGCCGGATACGCCCACAACAATGGGAATCCACTTGTTCTCAATGGCGGTGGCCTTCACAGCCATGCCGATCAGGTAGCAGATCACCGTAATGACCGCCACGCTGGCAATGCCAAATCCGGAAATATCCATGTCTAATTCCTCCTTTTGCCTTTAGTCCTCTTCCGCTGCCTCCGCGCTGTTCAGTGCGTCCAGCACCGGGCGGAACATTCCCTTCCGCCGGGGGTCCTCCTTGGGTTCTTCGGCATACCGGGTCTTGTTCTTCGCGTTCAGTTTCTTCAGCAGCTCCCGGCTGTCAGCGCTGACCTCGCCCCGTTCCCATGCGTCATAGTAAGCCTTGGCCACCATCTCCTGATGCTCCGTGCAGAGATCGTCGAAGATGTCCAGCAGCTTGTCCCCCATGGTCACGGCGCAGCGAAAAGCCGTCTCGTCCAGCACCTCGCCCTTGCGGTATGCGCAGTGATACACCGCCCGTTCCTCGTCCGTCATTCCGGAGAGCACCACCAGCCAGCGCCGCTCAATGAGCCGTCTTGCCGTCTCATCATAGAACCGGCTCCACTCGCTCTTGGGCACCATCACGGTGCCGTTCTTTCCGGTCACGGTGCCGTACATCCCGTTGGGGCCGAATACAGCCAGATTATCGTCCGCCACCGGGGCGCACCAGCGGAGCGTCACCTTTTCAGTGTCTGCCATCACCTGCACCACTTGGGGTTTGACCTCCGCCATGGCCTTTGCAACGGCCTCCGCCGCCGCCTGTTTGGCGATCTCCGCTACCTCATCGGCTGTATAGAGCTTTTCGGGTTCCTTCTCCGCCGCAGGTGCTTTCTGCTCTGCCACGGGCGCAGCCTTTGTCTGTTCCCGCAAGGGCTGGTCGGCTGCTTCCAGCTCCTGGGCTTCGATCCCCGCCGCCACATCTGCGGCCGTCCGTTTCTCTTTTGCCATCTTTGTCCGCTCCTTTCAGATAAAAGATGCTGTGTTTTCCGTGGTGCTCTGCCCTCATGCAGGCTTCGCACCATATCTGCGGGAGAGAGGGTTTCCTCCCTCCCGCTTGGGGTGCTTACGCGTTGATAACTGCCATTCTGTTGGCGAGGACAGGCACACAGTCAATGGACATAGAAGCCACTACGTCGATGCTCATGTCTGCGGTCTGGTCGGGGGTCAGCTCCAACTGAATGGGAGTCCCCTCCTCCATGCCGATGTAGACGGGCTTGTAGCCGCCCACGGCGGTCAGCCAAATCTTGTCGGCAGGCACAATGTCGGTCACGGTGGTGTTCTGGGTGCCGGGGACCAGAGCAGTATCAATCGGCATCAGGTTCATGCCCATGTACTCGCCCAGGAAGCCGTACCGCGCCCAATCCATGCCCAGCATGGTGGACAGAGCGGCATCCAGATTCACGGTGGAGGCGTTCACCACGCCGCTGGGCAGTGCCTTGGTCAGTGCGGAGGGGCGGCCAATGGCCACCACGTTCCGGTAGCGGGTCCCGTTCACCACGCTCACCCGCTCACCAGCAGTGACCCAGTTTGCGGAGGTGTTGGTAAAGTTCATGTTGTTGGGCACATAGGCGGTGTTGGCGGTCATCTTGGTCAGGGTGCTGATCCACAGCGCCGTGATCTTGGAGTACATACCGGCGGCCAGAGCGTTGAAGAACCGGCCCATGTCGGCATCGTTGCCCACCAACTGATACCACTTCATGCTCACCCGTGCGGTGCGCAGGCGGGGGTTCAGAGTCACGCTCTTGTTGTAGAGGGTGTTGGCGGGCTTGGAGCGGGAGGCACCCCAGCTGTCATCCTCAAAGAGGAAGATGTCATTGCTCATGATGTCCAGTTCCTTGGTCTGACCGATGGGCACGGTGGTCATCTCAGCCAGCCAGCCCAGCCCGGAACTCATGACGGTGGGCAGCATGGGGGTCACGATCTCGGTGACGATCCCGGCCAGAGTCTTGAGGTACAGGCTGTCGCTCATGAACTTGCGCTGGTTGCGGCGGAACTCGTCCAGATCAGCGGGGGGAATCTCACCGCTCAGGGCGCACACCCGCTTGGCGCAGAAAAGCAGCAGGTTCTTCTGAAGGTTGCGGTTGGTCATCCCGTAGCTGTTCTGCCCCTCGCCGTCCGCCAGCATGGCGGTAAAATCGTCGGGCTGCTTGGTCATGACCCGCAGGGCGCGCTCGTCCCGGCCCAGACGCTCACGCATCAGCAGACGGCCGCAGGTCACGATGTCGGCCCGCTCACGTTCCGCGTTGCTGAACTCCTTGGCGGCGCTGTCATACACAGCAGGATTGATGCTGTTCAGTTTGATTGCCATTGTTGTCACTCTCCTCTCGTTTCTCAGCCCGCTGCCGCGTCAACCTTGCAGGCCAGCACGTCCACGAACTCAAATGCGCTCTGTGCGCCCTCGGTGAAGGTGCCGCCGGTGGGCAGAACCTTGAAGTACGGAGTCCCCACGTCGGTGGGAGCGGCGGTGGCGGGAACCAGCAGACCGTTGGCAATGGTCAGGAACTTGTTGGCCCCCAGAGCGGTGGACAGGTTGCCGATGCCGAACCGGTAAATCTTGTTCCCGTCAAACACGATCTTGGTGAAGGTGACGGGATAGCCCTTGGGAGCGGGCAAGCCCAGCGTGTTGGCGCCCACCTTGTAGAGGTTGCCGGTGGCGGGGTCCTGAACCATGTTCACGTCATAGGGGTTGCAGGCGAAAATGCCGTCGCCCTCGCTCTTCACGGCGGCTCCGGTGGCCTTCATGTTCCAGCTGTTGCTGTTCTTGATGGTCACGGTGGATCCGGTGGGGCCAACGCCCACATAGCCCTCGCAGTCCATCAGCTCATCCTTTACGCACAGGAAACCGGCGGAACAGGTCTCGTCTGCCTTATCGCCGTTCTGGAACTTGCCGGTGATGTTCAGGGTCTCGTCGAATACGCGGTTGGTCACACGGGGCCAAAACGCAGTCTTTTCAATGTATGCCATTGTTGTCACTCTCCTCTCGTATCTCAGCCGTTCATGCGGGCAAGCATTTCTTCAATGCCGCCGCCCTCACCGCTGTTGGTCTTGGGGTTGTTCCATGCGAAGGAATGCTGCTTGGCGGCCATTTCCTTCTTGCGCTTTTCGGTCTGTGCCTTGCCGTGTGCGGCCATCAGGTCCAGCACGGCGCGGTCTGCGCCGCAGAACTTCCCGTCAGTCTCCATGGCTGCGAACTCCTCTGCCCGGTCACACAGGCCCTTGGCGGTCTCGGTCATGTCGGCGTCGCCTTCCACGGCGCAGGCCCGGATGTCCTCCAAGGCCCCGTTCACGGCTTCCTTCACGGCTTCGACCCGGCGCTCATGCTCGGCGGCTTCCATGGTGCGGATTTTCTCCTCCGCCTCGTCCAGACGCGTCTGCAATGCCTTCACGTCCTCCGCCTGCTGCCCCTTTGCGGCGCAGGCATAGTCCACGATGTCGCTCACCTCTGCCATGGCGTTCACGCCCTCGCCAAAGGGGAAGGCTGCCGTGAGGTAAGCGGGCTTGATGCGGCTCTCCACCACGGCGCCGTTATCCTCCGCGTTAAAGGCGTAGGTATAAGCGCTGCCGGCAGAGTCCACGAGGCCAACGTGCATCCCGTCCTCGCTCAGAGCGACCACGCGGTAGCCCTTGAACTTTTCGGACATGGCCTCCATTGCCTTCTTGCTCATGATGTTCACTCCTTTTCTCTTGTTCGTTTCGTTGCTTCCCTTTCCGGGGTCCAGAGACGCCGCCCGCAGTTTCAATGTCTTAAACTCTTCCTGCATGGCACTCAGCGCCTTGATCCGCGCCCCCGGAATTGCCGGCGGCACATCGTCTCCCAGCACGGTCACGCCAAGACCTGCCCAATCCGTAATGATCTCGTTCTCGCCGTCCATGTGGGATTTTTTCGTATCGGTCTCAGCGGAAACATCCATGCGCCCTGTCCGCACGATTTTTTCCACCAATTCCGGTGCGTAAAACTGGAATAACCGGCCCTTCGCCCTGATCCACTCGTTCCCGTCCTCTTCCACAATGGAAAAGTCTTTGGGATCGTCGGATAGGGTCCCTACGATGCGCTCCGCCGTTCCGTCCATGAACGTGTAGCCCTTCTCGCCGGTGTAGGGGTCCCGCACTTCTCTCATGTTGTGTCCGTCCCCCACCTTGCGGCCCACATAGGCACACAGAATGGGCTGACCCACAAACGTCAGGTAGTGCTCCCGCATATTGCGGAAATCCCAATGATTCTCATTCAGCCCGGAGCGCATGACCCACAGCTCCACGCCGAACTCGTATTCACTGAGCCGCTGCATGACCCGCAGTTCGCCGGACATTTTTACGTGCTCCGGCGGGGTTCCTCTTGTCCGAAACGGCATGGTCACGCCTCCTCTCCGTCAAACAGCTTTTCCACCCAGTTGTCATAGCTGGTGGCGCTGCCGTCGGTCTTGTCATACATCTGCCATGCGTAGAGCATGGTCTCGTAGCTTTTGCTGTTCTCCATCTGAAGGTTTTCAAATTCCCTTGCCAGCGGATACAGCCCCACTTCTTCGCTGGCGGCTACGCAGTCCCGCAAGGCGTCCTCAATGTCCTCCAACAGCCGGATCACCTCTCCGAAAACGCCGTCCATGTCCTCCGGCCGCTCCCGGTATTCCGGGGTCTCCGGGTATTCCTGCATCAGGTGCCGCTGGTGGAGAATGTCCCCGATCTCGTCAAACCGCTTGGGCTGTTCGTGGGCCAGACGGTGAATGGCGTCCGCCGTGTGTACCAGTCCAAACTCCACCAGAACCCACTCCTTCAGCGTGTCCAGACCCCGCGCGGCGTTCTGGTATGCCGCCGTTGCCCGCCTCGCCGCGTCCCGCAGCGGGGAAAAGCGGGGATTTTCGTAGTGGTAAATGTCCCGCAACTTTGCCATGTGGTTTCCTCCTCTCATGTTGAAAAAAAGCGCTGCCCACGCCGGTCATTCCGGCGTCAGCAACGCTTTGCTCCTCCCGCTCACCGCTTAGAGCGGGGTGCTCTGTTCACTTTTTCTTCGGCTATTCGCCGTAGGTGTCAATGTCCGCCTCCTGGCCCTCGCTGGTCACGGTGCCGTCCCCCTTGGGTCTCCCGCCGGGGTTCAGATCGTGGGCCGCCTGGGGCGGCAGTCCGCTTTCGGACTGCTTGGCATTGTAGCTTGTCACCAGCGGCAAACGCTTATCCATGATGCCGCTTGCCTTGATGGCGTTGGAAATGCTCAGATCGTCCAGCAGAGAAAGATCGTTCATAGCCATGTAGATGATGGTCTGGGGCAGGATGCCGAGGGTCATGCCCTGCTTGGCCTCCTCCATCCGCTTTTCCTCTGTGGAAAGAGTCCCGAACAAGCTGAACCGCCACGAATATTTCAGGTTCAGCTTGTCCATAATGGCCGCCATCATCCGTTCGTAGCCCCGGTATACGCACTCCGCAAACTTCCCTTCGATTTGCAGGGAGATTTGAGCGATGCCCGCCTTGGGGTCCTCCGTGGTGGGTACGATGGCGGACAACCCCGCCTTGTTCATGGCGTAGCTGTACCCGGCTGCGGAAATCTTGGTGGCGCTGGGTGCTTCTGCCAGCTGGTGCATTTTGATGTTTTCCACAGGGGCCGTAAACCAGCCGATCCCGCTGGTGTTGCTCTCTGTCAGCATCTGATACCACAGGTACTCAAACAGCCGCCGTCCCGCGTCTGAAAGCCGGTAATCGTCCTCTGTGCTTGTAATTTCGCTCTTGTCCTTGTAGGGGATCTCGCCGGTAAACAGGGCGATCAGGGGGTTCTGCACCAGTTCCAACTGGATCTGCTCGTACTGCGCCATCTGCACCAGAGAGAGATACAGCCCCGCCAGCGGGGAAATGGCGTTCCGGGATACATCGTCTGCCTCAAAGGTGAAAATCTTGTCCACCGGAAGCGTCACCCAGTAGAACCACCGCCCGTTCTGGGAATATACCTCCGGGTCTCCCGCCAAGCGGCCCCCGGTCTGCTTCCGCCGCTGTTCCAGCACGTTCAGGTCCACCCGGTCCCGCGCCGCGAAGATCACCCGCTTTCCCGTGCCCTCCGGTGCCCGCTCCGCCGATGCGTAGAAGTCATCCAGATAGGGCAGCAGCAGGTCTCCGAACTGCAACGGGTCCGTCCCCGGCTGCATAAAATACATCAGGTTCATCGCCACCGTGTATTTCGACACGTTGTTGAACCCAACGATTTTTACCCAGTCGCTGGGAAGCTGCTGTAAAAAGGCGTGGTTTACCTTGTTGTGGGGCTTGTCCACGCTAATCCGGGGATAGTAGAAAACCTTTCCCTCCTGCAAGACCTGCCCTGCGATCTCATGGGCCGTGGCCTTGGGGTCCAGTGTTTTCCGCAGCTTGTCCAAAAGCTGCCATTCCCGCAGAAAGTCCTCCCGCTTCGCTTCTTCCTCCGTGGCGTACTCCGGGGCAATGTAGCTGTGGTAGGTCAGCATTTCCGTGTACACCTTCCGGGTGTGAAACAGGGGATACGCCGTCCATTCCAGCGCGTGGGCCACCTGCCGCAGGCCCTGTTCGTTGCCGTCCGGTGCGGTGAGCATCTCCGCCACCTTGTCCTTGCTGTAATTCACCGGCAAGGAGGAAATGGCCTTTACCCGGCGGTTCTGAATGTAGGGGTTATTCCGGGTGTAGGTGTTGCTGGCCGCCCGCATAAATGCGCCGCTTACGGCATCCATGGGCAGGTCGCCATACTGTGCCGCCAGTTCCCGCAGCCTTCCGAATATCTTCGGGTACGAGGCGAATTGCACCGACCTCAATTCAGTTTGCAGGTCCATGCTCCCCGCCTCCCTTCATGCGTTCCCGCTCCTTCTGCAATTCCAATTCCAGCCGGTCCAGAGTGCTGGCCCATTGCTTCTCCGCCTCCTCCGGCGTTACGCCTGCTTGGGCCGCCGCTTCTGCCAGGATCATGGTGTTGCAGTCCGCCAGCCACAGGCGGTCCCCGTCTGTCAGCCGGTCCAGGTCTGCCCCGGCCACCTCCACTGCGCCCTCCGGCTTTTTCCGCCCGGTGAGATACAGCAGAATGTACCCTGCGCAGATCCGGTAAAACCGGGTGTCATACGCGATCTCTTCCGTTTTCCGGGTCCGCCCCATGGCGTACAGCCGGTATCGTTTCTTCCGTTGAACCATTGTCAAAACCTCCGGCCTCCCCGCCGCGCCGTCACCAGCCGTCCGCTGCCTCCGGTGCTGATAGGCGGAGCCACTTTGTTTTCCTTGAACCGATCCAGTGCCGACGCCCAGTCGCTCTTGTTTTTCCCGTGGATCTCCGTCAGCAGTTCCTCCCGCTCAATCAGCTGGGCCAGCCGCAGAGCATATTTTGTGGCGGACCAGCTATCGCGCTGGATGGCCTTGGAAATGCGCTTCTCGCTCATCCCCGCCCCGCTGGGCACCAGCTTCAGGTTTTGGATCTGGCCGGACAGCTCCCGGCACTTCTGGTAGGGCTGTGCGAACTGGTAGTCCCGGTCATCGTCACGGATGCGGTGGGCGCGCTTATACGCCTCCACGCCCTCATTGGCGTTCAGCGTCAGCAGTTCAACGTTGTGGTGCTCAAACTCCGTCTGCGCGTATTTCAGCATTTCAAAGTCCGGGTCCGTCACGCCGGTGCCGCCTGCCTTGATGGGGTAGATCACCGGAATGGCCCCCGGCAGCTCCGCCGCCGCATAGGCCGCGTGGTTCTTCACACACAGGGGCGGAAGGCCGTCTCCCAAGTCGGTCATCAAATCTTCCAGCACCCCGCGCCCGTACTGCCACGAGTCGATGGAGATGTAGGTCTGGCTTCCGTCATAGCAGAACCGATTCCATATCGCCTTCAGCCGCCGTGCCTGGGCCTTGCTCTTGTCCGGTGGGGGCCAATCGTCGATGTAGACCAGCTGCTTCAAAAAGCGGTCCCGTTTCAGGTATTCCCGCTGACGGGTCAGCTTCAGCACCACGCAGGCGCATTTGGCGTTCTTTGCCGAATCCTCGTAGGAAACATCATAGCCCACGATGTAAATAACTTCCTCCGGGTCCAGCTTGGGGTGCGGGTCCTTGCAGCAGTGCTCCGTCTCCATCACCAGAACCCGCTGGGAATCCGTCAGCACCTCGTCGGAAAGCACGGGGAACTCGTCCGCGCCGGTGTACCGGCTCTCCATTTCCCGCATCCACCGTTCAATGGTCAGTTTCTCTTTCAGCTTTTGTGCCCAGGAATAGGGCCGCATCTGCTGTAAGATCACGCATTGCCACGGAATATCCACCGCAAAAGATTTTTCACCCCGCCACATGGCTTTTAATACGGAGCACCGAACCTGAAATGCGTGGTTCTGCTTCCGCCCCGCGCTGGTAATGGAATGGCTTTTGTATGCCACAAAGTTGGGGTCCGGTTCTCCGTTTACGTTGTGCCGCAGACGAACCGCTGGAAGTACAACTGTGGTGTATTCGTCAAAGTCGAAGGGCGGGTTTTCCTCTTGGGCGAACTCCTCCGCCGTAGCTGCGTGAATGTTATCGCCACGCTTGGCCCCAATGTAAAAGGCGCTTCCGCCGTCCGTCTCGATCTTGAAATCGTCCTTGCTCTCCGCGCTGACCCGCCAGTGCTTGGCAAGGGCCGCATAGTCATGTTCCAAGGCGCGGAAGGTTTTCCCGCCGATACCCGCCAGCTGTTTTAGTGCCGGTCCCACATACAACACCTGTGTTCCCGGCCACACAACGCCGTTTACCATCTCAGTCAGCAGCTTTGTGTAGGTTTTTGTCATGCCACGGGTGCCGGTGATCGCCACTTCCTGATTGCGGGCGTAGGCCCGCATCATCATGCGCTGAAGCAGTTCTAATGTCTTAAAATCGCTGTCATCACTGCGGAGAATGTCCGCCAGAATGTCGGGGTGCTAATACCAACGGCCTGTCCAGATCAGGAACGCATACCACGCGTCCTCATAGTCTGCGTAATTTCTGGTTTCCGTCTCTTTCTTCTGTACCCAGCCAGAAGTCGCAGACCAAACCTTTCCGGATCGTCTTGCCATTGGTATCAACTCACCTCCCTTATCCCGGTTATTTTTTCTTTGCCGGCGGCATTTTCACAATGCCAAGTTCTTTGTACGACTCTTTTTCCTGTTCGTCAGGTTCCTCCGCAAACTCGCCCAAATCATCCCGCAGACGCATGTCCGGCGGAAGCGTCGGCAGTTCCGAAAGGCCGTCATTGACCCGCGTTGTGTTGACCATGTACAAAAGAATCTGTTCGGCGGCATCCTTTGTGTAAGAATACTTGGGCCGCCGGTGAAACAGAATCTCAAACATTTCATCCGGGGAACACTGCTTTCCGTTTTTCAAAAGCCCCGCCTTTTCGAGACGGTCCACAATGCCGTCGATCCTCAAGTCATCAATCGGCTTGGCATCCCGTTTCCGCAGTCCCTCGCTGGACAGGTTGTCCTGCACCATCTTGTTCAGCTTAGCCGCCTTGTCATATTGGCCGATGGCCCGCATCTTGTCCCGATCCAGCGTCATTTTTGCGCAGTCCCGCAGAATAAACTCCTGCTTCACGCTTACGCCGCCCGCTGCCATCAGGTCGCTGGCCAGCGCCTCGTAAATACGGTCCAATTCGTCATAGTCCTCAGAGGTGTAGGGGTTCTTTGCGGAGTTCTCGCCCCAGTTCTTCCTCTGCTGTGCCGTCCCCACCTTCCGGTTCCGGGCGGACTTCTCATTGCCCACCGCCTTGGTAAACTCCCCGGCGGTCAGCCCTTCGCCAAAAATCTTGGTGATGTCCGTCAGCCCATCCAGAAAGCCAAGGGGTTCCCCCCGCCGCGTGTCCAGCTTCTTCAGCCGCAGGTTGTCCAGATAGGCGATCCACTTCTCGCCCACGTCCGGCTCCTTTGGCACCGCCAGCATATCAAAGGGCCGGTCAAATTCAATGCAGCAGTAAAAAAGGGCAAGGCTGTCGCTCGTGGCACGGGCAATGGCGTCATAGCGTTCCTGCTGTGCAGTCAGTTCCGCCGTATCCATCGGTTCCAGTTCCATTCGCGGCCTCCTTCCCCAAAAAACAGAGAGTGAAAAGAATTTATTTCTTCTCACTCTCTATTATTCCACAAGGTTTTCCCAATTTGGTAAACTTTAGTAGCCACTTGAAAAATTTTTTATTCTGGCTCCAAGCCGAGGATGTAATCCACACTCACGCCGTAAAAATCCGCCAGCGTGATCAGGGCCGATGCCTTCGGTTCCTTCATGCCGCTTTCGTAAAAGCCTACCATACCGTGGCTCATACCGCAGTATTCGGATACCCGGCGGCTGCTTACGCCTCTGGCCCGCCGCAATTCCCACAGCCGTACCGCGTAGACCGGCAGTTCCCTGCTCTTCTTGGGGTCCTCAGTCCTCTTCATCGTCCCCCTCCCCTTCCAGCAATTCGCAAAGCCGTTTCAGGCGCCGTTCGATGCTTTCCATCTTCCAAAGCAAAGAAAACAGCGCCAGCAGTGTGCAGGCGTATACCGTCATGGCAATATTCCCGCTGCTCGCCTCATAGACCGCAAAGCCCACCACTACAAGCAGGATCACAAAATTCAAGATCGTTTCCACCATATCAGCTCCCTCCTTCTTCAGACTGCCCGGACCTCTCCGGGCAAAAAGTTTTCCGTCACGTCCCCGCCCTTGGTGTGGGTGGTCACGGCGATAAACCGTCCGCGGGGGTGAATCCATGCGACCCATCCCCGCCGAATCGGGCATAGCTCCACGCTTGACCGCTCACTTCTCGCCCGCTCCACCGGCAGCGTCTTGAACTTCGCCTCTACCGTCTGCCCGATCTTCATTTCCGTCCTCCATACGTCACTTTTTTCAAATCTTTGTACCGCTCAGCGTGCGGAATCAGCTCCGCCTTATCCCGGATGATCTCCTTCAGCACCCGGTCCATGTGCTCCTGACACACGTCCGCCGCCGGGTTTTTGTAGTCCAGCGCCGGCCTGTATTCTTTTCTCACCTCTGCCCATGCTTCGGTGAGCCGCATAATGCGATCATAGCCCCAGCCCTCCGTCTGGTGGATCGCGATTTGCAGTGTATCAATGTCATATTGCGAGGTTATAACCATCGTTGCCTGAAGCAGCCGGTTGGTCTCGTTCTCCCACCGTTGCAAGTATCCAGATTGTTTGGCCATCTTACTTTCTACCCAACAAGTACAGTTTCAGCCACAGGGGGATGTCGGCGGTCAAAATGCTTTTGAAATAAAACACGATAAACGCAATGCCAGCGGCTATGACCATCGTCCAAAAGGCTATAATCAGCCAGTCTTTCCGTTTCATTCAGTACCTCCGTCCTTTCTCTCTCCGTAGCTGCAAAAGTCATCGGGGTTACGAGATTGCCACGAATCTTTTTGTGCGTTGCCATCCGAATAGATCTTCAGGCAAACTCCTAAATCATAGTGCTTGCAGTCCTTGCACCGTGTCACGACCACAGCATCAACGGTTGGGGCGTCACTTACTTCCCGCAACACTTTGGCAGCCAGCAAGTACGGAATTTCCTGTGAGTCCTCCGAGAACACATTTTTGCTGTAAACAGCGCCGTGATAGCGCCTTGTGTTCTCGATTACCCTCGCACCGGCGTTCATGGCAAGCACAAGTTCTTCCGTGCGCTCGATGTATTCAGCCATTGTAGACCTCCAGTTTCAGCTCTTGCACCGTCTGGTGGATACGCTTTGCGCAGGCAGGACATATTTCCCCCACATCCACTATGACGTCCACTATGTCCGGGTTGCTTGCGTAGATGCTTGCGTTGCTCTCCACGCAGACCCTATAAGTTTCCTGAAGATTGTGTATTTCTTTTCCGCAGAGATCACAAAAACGCTTCGTCATGTTCTTTCCTTCCTCCTGTTCCACGCATCGGCAATCTCCGAAGCTGTTGTCTCGCAATTATCCAGCGTAAACACCATGTCGCAGCTATCGCAATAAATCACGATGTCGCGGAAATAACTGTATGCTACGTCGAATCGAACGTTACCGCCGCAGAACGGGCACGGTTTTAAGTCATTCATCCTTCATCGCCTCCTCCACCGACATCCATCACAGGCCCCATCATGGGCCAGCGTGTAATTTCCGCATTTCAGGCACAGTTCGTTCCGCAGTGCGTCAATCTCTTTCGCCTGCGCTTCAATCCGGTCGGCTGCGGCAGCGGCATCCACGCAATAACCTTTTCACGCCCGTCCCATCTGCCATCTTTGCAAAATCCAGTTTCATGCCCAAAATTTTTGGCAGTTTCTACCGAATACAAATCAAGCTCAACAGCAATCCTTTTCGTTTTTTCGTCCCGGATTGCCACATGATACCAGCCTTGGGTTTCCGGCAGCCGCTCCTCCACCGGGATCCACCGGGGCGCCTGCCCCCGCAGCTTTTCAATTTCCTGCTGGAGCGCCGCGATGTGTGCGTTTTGATTCTCCAGCCGATCAGCGGCTGCAAACAGGTCTTTCTCCAGCCCTCCCAGCGGATTCATCATGTCTCCATTTTCCCACCAATCTGCGTGCTCACGCAGCGCATTTGCGAGGTTTGTATCTCTCATTCCTCCACCTCCGCAAGCCAGAATTTCCTCCGACACTCAGAGCATTTAGGTGTACCGCACTCTTTCCGCATCTTTCCGTAAATATTGCAAGGGCACAAAGTTAGACAACTATCCGTTTCGCCAACATCTGCTCCCGGAAACATCTTTAAGAACTCGCTCTGGCGGGTTTTGATAGGGTGATCGGCGGCCCACCGCTCGACAAACTTCACCGCCCCTACGTTATCTCCTGCTGCCCTATAATCGGTGTAGCGCATTTTTTCTTCGGTAAATCCCCTTTTGCTGAGACGGTCAACCTTGTCCAAAAACTCCACAGCATCCATCATTCATCCTCCCCTTCCTCGTCCAATTCGTTGAAATACTGGCTCCCGCAATAGGGACAGCCCACCTTCCGAAACCGCTCAAAAAAGCAGTCCGGTCTCGGCTCCGACCGGTCTAAGATCATCGGCGCTTCAAACTCCGCACCGCAGGTTTCACAGTGATACATGGTGTTTTCCTTTCTCCGGGCGGTAAACATCACCCCGGTTCCACGCTTTTGTGGCGCAGTTCAGGCCGTGATACGGTCTGGTCCGCGCCCCGCAGGAAGCGCACACCACGGCGAAGTCAAAGGGTGGCGCCGCGTCCTCCATCCGCTCCCCACTGTACATTCCGCACAGGGCGCACGGTTCCAGTGCCCGGTGTTCCCCCGCTCTCCGATTTCCCCGATTCACCGCATACCGCCTCCCAGTATGACCTTCGACAAAAGAACCGCCAGCAGCAGTAAAAAGCAAATTCCGCCGATCATGGCGGAGGTGTCCGCCCGCTCCCGCCGCCGCTGTTCTCTGGTTTTGCGGTTCTTCTCCGCCCGCCGCCGTTCAAGTTCCCAGTAGGCTTCCTGTTCCCAATAATCGTTGCCGTGCTTCATGTCCCGCTCCTTTCGTGTCTGGCCGTTCTTGGGGTCTCCCTCCGCAGCTTTCGTTTGCACCGACTTAGAAAATCCGCATCCATGTGCATCTCCCGGCAAATATCCGCCGGGTCTGTCCGTGCTTCCAGCAGCTCCCGCAACTTCTGCATTTCCGCTTCCCGCAGGAGGGGCGGCCGCCCGCCGCGGCTGGTAGTCCGACCTCCGCCCGCGCAGTTCACGCATTCCGCATAGGGGCAGTGGTTCAGGCAGTAGTCGATCTGGCTCTGCCGGTCATGGGTGCATATCTCGATCCGGTCTTTCCCGTCTGCGCTGTCCCAGGGCAGCACAGCCCGCACGATCACAGTTACGGTCTCCACCGGGCATATCTCCTTTCCGTTCATACCTCCCGCACGGTGATGTGCTTCATATCCTGCATCAGCTTCACCTTCATGCGGTAGGTCTTGTCTTTTTTCGTGGAAGGGCCTTTTACGTCCTCCACAACCAGATGCCATGTTCCGTCCTTCCCCCGCTCCTCGTAGGAGAAGTCCGCCCGATACGTCACGGCGCGGCTTCGGTCGCCGTTGGCCGTGATGTAGCTTTCCTTCAGCGTGAATTGGGGTTGGAGCCGCAGGTCCCGGATGGCCCCGGCCTTGCTGAGCAGTACCAGCTCGTCATACCGTGCCGCCTCCTTGCGGCTGTCAAAGGTGTGCTCCGTTCCGTTGGGCAGGGTTCGGGCGGCGGGGTGGTTGTGGTGCTTGCGCTTACCCTCCGCCGCCGCTTCCGCCTTTCCCTTCTCCTCCGTCACAAACTGGGCCATCACCCTGGCCGTCCGGTCGATCTGCTGGGCCTGCATCTGCTGCTGTACCTGCTTCCGGTATCGCTCCGGCAGGCTGTTTAGGTCATCCAAACAAACACTCATCGCTTTTCCTCCTGATATTTCGGGCAATCCAGCACCTGTACCCGTTCCACCAGTCCGTCCCGATCCATGCGGGATCTCCGCCGGACCTTCCAGCCGGGAACGTCCTCAAAGCGAACCTTTCCACTTTTTTCGTCCACCCGGCTCCATTCACACTGCCCATAGGCCAGTTTGCAGGACCAACACTTGTGCAGACTGTTGGAGGGGTCCTCCTTCTCCGCCTTCGTGCTGTATCTCCGCATACAGCTTGCCAGCGTAAAATTACCTGCCATCCCCATCGGCCTTTCCCCGGAGATAGGCCATCACCTCATCCCGGCTGCGCCGTTGGGGCCGTACTGCGTCCTTAAACCATTCCGGCGGCTTCACCGCCTCGGCTTCCGGTTTCGCTTCCGCCGCCGGCAGTTCCTTTTTCTCAGGTGCCGCCAGCTTCTCCGGTTCTGCCCCGGTGCCGATCCGCTGTACCAGCGCCCGCACATCCGGCGGCAGGGCGTTGATCTCCCGTTCCCGTGCGGAAATGGCCCGGTAGCTGCGCTGAAAGTTGCTGGACACTACGCTGTGCACCGTCTCCGTGTCCATCCGCGCCCACTCCCGCAACGTGTTTGGACTGCCCACGATCCGCTGTACCACCGGCGGGAATTTCTCAAATTCCTCCTCCGCGCCGTACAGCCCGTTGCGGATGGCGCGGGCCACCCGGTCCCACGCCTCTGCCTCTGTCATCTCCGGCGGCGCCGTCAACAGTCGCAGCTTTGCCTTCACCTGTCCAATGGTGGGTGGGAATCCCTTTTCGTCGCTCTCGATCACGCTTTTCACCGCCGCCGCCACCAGCGCCACCTCGTCATGGGCAAACATATCCGCCCACAATTTGATGGCGTTGCGCATATCCGGCCCGGTGGTACTGCTGTAAAACTGGGGATAGGCCGCCGTCAGAATATCCATGATGATGCCTGTCTCCTGTCTGGTCATGTTGTGCGGCCCTCCTCCGCGTCCATTTCCGCTGCCAGCTCCGTCCAGCTTTTCCGGGGCTTGTCCGTCCGGGATGCCGCCGGGGCGGGCTTTCCCTTCCCGCCGCCCCGGCCCTCCCATGTGAGGAACTTCTGCTTCCAGTTCTTCACCGGGTTCCCCTTGCTGTCCCTCCACGAGCGGCCCTGTGCGTCCGGAGTGTTGAAATATTCAAAGAACCGCCGGGGGTCCACCGTGCTCTGCCGGGACGCGGCGTAGGCTTCCACCTCTTCCAGCGTGGGCGGTACGAATTTCACCGCCGTCCGCTTTCCGCTCTCCGGTGCCTTTGGCTCACTGGGGGCACTGCCCCCCATATCTTCTGAACGTAGTGAAGAAGATATATCTTCTATATCTACTTCTCTTTCTTCTTCTGAAACAGCGACAGGTAGCGACTGGTCGGCATGGCGGTCGAGCGATGTGTCAGACGATTTTTCAATCAGCCGCTTTTGGCTTGCCCGCCGCTTCGCCTGATAAATCCGGTCCCGCTCCTTCTTTTTCTCGTAAGAATCTAACGTCTGGTGCTTCCCCCAGTTCGGGATCGTGATCACATCGTCTACAATCTCAATCATGTCGAACTGCTCAAAGGTCCGAAGGGCCATCCGTACAAGGCCAATGTCCCGCCGGAAGATGGACGCCAGCATTTCATCCGTGTACGCAATGCGGTTGTTCAGAATAAACACGCCGCTGTTGTTCTGCTTCCCGGCCAGCACCAGCAATTTGAACCAGATCACGATGATGCTGTCCGCACTTGGCATGGATTCGATCATCAGAACCTTTTCATCGTCAAAAATGTCCGTGGTAATCTTGATCCACTTCACGTCACTTGCCATGGCTTCGCTTCATCCTCCCTAAATCTGCGGTACATAATCGTAGGGTTCGTCCTCTGCAGGCTGTTCCCACGGCAAAACGGCGTCCTCCTGACTGTCAAGGAAACCCGCCTGACTGCCGCTGTGTTCCATAGGCTTCGCCGGTTCAGGGGAGCGCGGCTTCTCACTTTCTGCCGCCAGCAGTTCCAGCACCGCCGCCATCACCGCCTGCGGGGCCACAAACTCCGCGTGCAGCTCGCTCCACTCCTTCTGTTCCCCGTCACGGGTGGTGTAGCTCCGGGTTTTCCACACGCCGCACACCAGAACGGCATCCCCTTTTTCCAGACACGATGCCATGCGGGTCACGTCATCGTCCCCCACGGCGGACACGTTCATGAACTCGCCTTTGGCGTACTTCATGCCAAATTCCGCTTTCGGGGTCCCCTTGGCGGTGGCCCCGGTCTTGACCTCGCGGGTCACGGTGCCGGCACACATCATGTACCGGCTCCCGTCCTCCTCCCGCGTCTTAATGGAGATCAGCATGGTCCCTCACCTCATTCCCCAAAGAAGGTGGCCGCATAGTCCATGCCCTCGTCCTGCGCCTTCTGAGTGGCCTCTGCGGTCTTTTCGGCCTTGGGGGGTGTAACCATACCGGATTCGATCTCCACGGTCTCCTGATGGGCTTCCACAGCCGCAGGCGCGGTCTCCACCACCTCTCCGGTAGATGCCACCGTGCGCTCCGGCATGGGCATATCCGGGATCATGCCCTCGTCCTCGGCGCTGGCTTCCTCCATGAGCTGGGTCTTGACCTCCGGGGACAGGGGCGCGTAGCCGCTGTTCAGCAGCTGTCGCAGAATCGTCTTGCGGCACATCCGGTCCTGCCCACCGTTGGGATCATACCAAGGGGAACCGTTCAGCAGCATTTCCACGTCCTTGGGGTTCATCTCCCCACTCTGCATGGCCTTGAACTTCTCATAGCTGAACGCCTTGGAGTACCGGTCCGCATGGCGAAGGAGCCGGTCCATGGGCCAGTATTCAAAACGGAAGGTCCCGTCCTTCAGTTCGTAGTAACCGTAGTAGCCGATAATAGGCTTACTCTGCCGCTCCTCGTCGCTCTCATACTTGGCAAGGTTCACGATGGGCTTGCCCGTCCGGCGGCTCCGCCCCTCGATCTCGCCCTCACGAATGTCCGTGCAGTCGATGTCGGCATAAAAACCGGTGGACATGGCAAGCTGGATGTAGCCCTTGTAGCCCAGAATGTACGTTGCGGTAGTCCCGTAGGGCACCACATAGTAGCCATGGCCGAAGATCAGGCCCATGCCCTCGCCCCGAAGCGCCGCCGCTACAATGGTGCTGGGTTCACAGTCTCTCAGCTGTTCGCTGGCATTCACGGCGGAAATCAGGGTGGAGGTCAGCCGCGCCGCCGCCTTGTCGCTCCGCAGAGCGCTCTGGATCATCTTCTGCATACTGGGGGCCGCAATGGCCATGGAAAACGTGGGCTTGTCCCGCTGGGTCTGGGTCGCAAAGCTGTTTGTTGCCTTCATGACAAAATTCCTCCCTTATTCAGTCTGCGCGGCCAAAGGCGATGCCGTTGGCCAGCATATAATCCCGCAGTCCGTTCAGCTGCTCCACAGTGCCTGTCACCCGGAACGAAAGGGTGACGGTCTGCGGAGCCGTGCGCTTCGGCTGTACCTCCGCCGCCGGGGCCGGTGCCGGTGCTTCCGTCTGAATGGCTCTGGACGCTAACACGGCGGCCTGCACCCGCTCCGCTCTGGCGGCTTCCTCCGCCGCCCGCGCAGCCTCGGCCTGCTGTCTGCGCTGTTCCTGTTCCGCCTTCCGCTGTTCCTCGATCTCCTTCACCCGCTTGAGCGCCTGATCCTTTTTCAGCACCGTGGGCAGATCGTGGCACTGCTTGTACTCTTCCAAGAGCGTGGTCTCGAACTCGCTGTTCAGCCCGCGGATGGCGGCAATACTGCTGTCGCACTTGCTGATCGCCACCAGAATGTCCTTGTGGGCTTGTTCCTCAGAATAGGTGGCGTTGCCCCACCGCTTGTCCAGAACCGCTTCCCACGGGAGAAATTCCGCAAGTTCTCCGATGCGCTCATCAAAAAAGGCCCGGATAGCGTCCAGTTTCTCCGTGCGGCGCCGCTCGTCAAAGGTTTTGATCTGACCGTCCAGATTGGCGGCGGATTCGTCGCAAAGGGCCGTCAGCGCCTTGCACTTCCCCTCAAAGGGGGCGTAGCTGGCCAGCGCCGCCGCCTTTGCCATCTTGCGGCACTCGTCGATGCGTGCGGCCACGGAGCGGATGTTGGCCCGGTACTTCTTCGCCGCGGCGATGCCGTCCTCCGTCACCACCATGCCCCGGTACGGAGCCAGATTCTCTTCCAGCCACGCCTGACACTCTTCAAAGTTGGCAGAAATGTTAAACTCCTTCAGCGGCGTCAGGTCCGTGGTAATGGCAAATTCCATGGCACTGCTCATGCGTCCGCATCCTCCTGTTCTCCGGTATCATAGGCCGTGATCTCCTTCAGCAGCGGCATGATCCGCTCGTCCACACGGTTCTCCGGCACGTTGATCTCCACCACCATGGCCCGCTTGTCTCCGCCCTTGGTGGGGGCCATCACCTTGTCCCCCACCGTCAGCGGCATCGCCGTCCGGTAGGTAAATGCGTTCCCTGCGTATGCCTTGTGCAGGGGCTTGTAGTAGCGAATGTTTACCAGCATCATGCCTGCGCCTCCTTGTCATCGTCCTCTTCTGCGCAGGAAATGATCGACAGAAGAATTGCCAAATCCGGGAATTTTCTGCAAATACGCTTGACCTCAAGCAATGTCCGGTGAATCAGATTCACCAGCACATTCACGTTGGAGGTGGAAATGGCGCTGCATACCTGCGCATTCGCATCGTCCACAGCTACGCAGATAAAAGCCGCAGGGGTTTTGTCCATCAAAACCTCGCCGGTTTTGATGTTCCTCACCGTGATGTGAACCTCGTTCTTTTCCATATTCATGTCTCCTCGTCTTTCTTAAATTTTTCGGAGTTGTGCGCTTCATAAAATCAAGGTCTGGGCGGGTATCGTCCCCGCCTCCACATGGTCCCAAAAGTCCGTTTCCTGTTCCAGCAGCCAGTTCAGGTCCGCCTCGTGCTCCCGCCGCTCAAAATCGTAGCGGCGCAGGGTGATATTGCCGGACAAATCATAGAGCGCCGCATAGAGCACGGCGAAGTCATACCCGGTGGCAAGCAGCTGGTGAAGGATCTGCGTGAAATAGTTCTCAGGAACCTGATCCCGCCATTTCGCCCAGTCGATTCCCCGGCTCACCGTCGAGGTTTTGATCTCCAAAATGCCCTTCCGTCCGGTGTCCGTCTCCGTCAGTTCTCCATCCAGCGTGGCAAAAAGCCATGGGCGGTCGCTCTGGTAGAGAATGTCATAGGCACCGTAGTAAAGCTCGTAGCCGGGATACTGCGCCATAAAGAAGTCCCGGATTGCCGGTTCCATTCGCCGCCCCAGCTCCACGGCCTCGTTGCCGCCGAGATCAGGCGCGGCTTGCGCCCCAGTTTTCTCCTTCCACAGCGTCAGCGCCGTTTTCCATGGGCTTCGCCCAATGGCCGCCGCCGCCTCGCTGCCACCGATGCCACGGCCCCGGCCTGCCAGCCATTGCGGCCGGTCCGGGAAAGTCAGCCGTACCAACTCACCCATTTTTCAGTTCCTCCCAATACCCCATCACGGTTCTGGCATAATCGCTGTGCCCCGGATGGCCGCTGTTGTAGGCCGTCAAGGCGTTCTCTACGTCATACCGGCTCAAAAGCTCCGCCATGTAGTCGCAGGCCACCCGGAAATTTCCGAAGGGGTCCATCAGGTCTGTGACCCCCAGCCGCTCCATCCGGGCCTTGTGCCACCGGGGCTGTACCTGGCAGTAGCCCCAACTGGCTCCGCCGTCTCCCTTCACGTTCCGGTAGCCGGTCTCCTTGCGGATGATCGCCAGCATCAGGGTGTACTCCACGCCGCTTTCCTCGCAGGCCGCCCGGAGATAGCTTTGCAGGTCTCCGTCCAGTGGAACGTCATCCCGGAAATACCCGCTGTCAAACAGCGCCGCTTCGATCTTCTCGTTCTCGTAGTCCTCCTGAACCGGCGGGGCTGTCTCAGGGTCCAGTTCTTGCCAGAGGACCAGCGAAGCGTACTCCGCCGCCGGGGTATCGTCCCCGGCCAGCCGTCCCGCCGTCACGGTCGGTGCCTCCGGCTCCGGCTTCCCGCTCTCCCGCGTCAGCCACAGTGCTGCCAGAACCAGCGCCACAGCGCCCCACAGCAGCAGCGCCTTGCGAATGGCCTTCCGCCTACGCTCCGCAGCTTCCCGCCGTGCCACGCGAAGGGCGTTTTCCAAGTGGGCTTCCCATGCGGCCTCCGCCTCGTATTCCTCAAAGGTTTTCATCAAATTTCCGTCTCCTTACAGCAAAAACAAAAAGCGCCGCCGAATAGACACCGGTCTCCCGGTTCCATCAGCAACGCTCTGCTCCTCTGTCCCAACGCTTAGGGACAGGCATCTCATTCACTTTTCCCATAGGCTTACTTGATCTCGTCCCGCCGGACGCGGATCACCTTCACACCGTCCTTCACCGGGATCAGCTCCACCCGGTCTCCGTGGGCCAGTGCCTTTTCAATGGCTTCCAGCGTCTTTGCGCTGATATTCGTCGGTGTCATGGTCCTCTTGCTCCCTTCGTTAATAGCGGATGGCATCTCGCAGTTCCTCAATGGGAATGTCCAGTGCGCGTCCCAGCTTCAGCAGTTCCTTCAGCGAAAAGTCCTGCGGAGACTTCTTCCGCGCCCGTAGGGTCTGCGGCGTCATGCCCGCCTTCTCCGCCATGGTGCCCACCGGCATCCCCATGGCGGCCTGTCTGCCCCACAGCAGTGAGATCAAAACCTCGTCATTGGGCTTCCGCCCCAGCTTTACCCGCGGCATCCCGCCGCCTCCTTTCCTCTCTTCCTCCGCCGCTTACATGGCGGCTTTCCCGGTCAGGCGAGCCAGCGCCGCCCACAGTTTCGCTTCTGCCTTGGGGGCGTCGCCGTCGCTGTTGAGCACGGTGCTGATGTACTTTGGGTTCATTCCAGCTGCTTCCGCAACCTCTTTGATCGTCAATCCGGCGTTGTGGATCTCCCCCACCAACTCACCGGTCCATTTTGCAGGCATCAAATCTAACCTCCTTCATTAAAAATGTTGACTTTGGTTAGGTTTAATGATATGATGCAAGTGACCAAACCAGCAAAATCCATCAACCTAACCGCCGTCAAATTAACTGACCAAAATCAGTTTATACGCTTATGATACCTGACTGTGGTCAGGTTGTCAACCCGTTTTCCTGATTTTGGTTAGTTTCGGCATAATGCTCAAAATCAGGGGGCAAGACTTATGTTTTATGACAGATTTAAGCTGCTGTGTCAGCGCAAAAACATTTCCTGTACCAAAGCGGCCACGGAAATGGGTCTCAGCAACTCTACGCCGACCAAGTGGAAAAAAACAGCGGCAATTCCGGATAGTTCCACCATCTCCCGCATTGCCGATTATTTTGAAGTTCCCGTTGAATATGTGATGGGCGTCTCCACTGATTCCCAGATCGACGAAGCCAACTTCCGCTTGGCGGAGTTGGAAAAGGCACAGAAAACCGCCACGGCGGAGGAAGCGGACGAAATCGCCGTGGAGATCGACGGCCTGCGGGAATCCCTTCATGACCTCACCTTTATCCAGACCATCGAGGCTGCGGCTGACCGTCAGGACAAAAAAAATACCCGACCCGCCAAAAGCGGGACGGGCAATGGCTACGCAAAAGCCATCTATGATTTTGTCGATTCCTGCGAGGCTGGCCAGCTGGCCGACCTTGCGCAGTACGTTGAGTTTTTAAAAAGCCGTCAGGGGAAGCCCACTACCTAACTTCCGGTTTCCAGCGGTGCGCCGAACACCCCGCATTGAATAGCTTCCCACAGCTTTTTCATGCTTTCATCCGACAGTCCTTTGATCTGGTGTTTCAATTCCTTACGGAGACCCGCGTCGGTATGAAGGTCCGCTCCTGTTAATTCCATTTCTACACATACAAGTCCTTTCTCCCCACCTGTTCCGTTTTTCTTTCTTGCCCCCTGAAGCTGTGATGGAGAGCCGCCGCCCCAGCCACGAAAGCGGCGGCCCGTTAAGACCTGCTGCTTGGGGGTGCGGTAGGTCTGCTTTTATCGTACCATCAAAACCTCAAGTTTGATAGTCTTAATACACACGATTTCGGTGTTGATACACACGATTTCTACTGTCAGTCTAAACATTTTGGTAATTTTCAACAAGGAGGTACTCTATGTATGCTGTCATTGATTGACCAGTGCCGCGCGGTAAAAGAAGAAAAACACATCACCAACAAGGAGATCGCGGACGGCAGCGGAGTTCCTCTCAACACGGTGAACAATATGTTCCGTGCCACCACCCATTCCCCTACGTTGGAAACTCTCGGCCCCATCTGCGTTTTCCTCGGAATTTCCATTGACCAGTTTTTAGGGATGAAACCAACGGAAGATTCTACGCCACCGGAAACCATAGAGGAAATCATAAACCGGGAACTGTGTGTCTACCGTCAGGAGATCAACGGCCTGAACGCCCAGAACGAACTTCTCCGGGAATTTGTGGAACGTCAGTCCCACGGCATCCGCAACCGGGACCGTCTTTTGCGATGGATGTTGGTCCTTTTGATTTTCGTCGTGGCTTACGCCGTTTATTTGGACCTGCACTGTCTGGAATTTGGGTTCTTCCACGGCTGATACACACGGGAGGTGTGCGCATGAAATGCAAAAACTGTAAGCGCGTCATTGACGATGATTCTATCTTCTGCAAGTGGTGCGGCGAACGCCAGATCAGGGAGCGCAAAAAGAAGGAAGAGATCAAAGTCCCCTCCCCACGTCAGCTGAAGTCCGGCAAGTGGAACATCGAACTGCGGGCCGAAGGGCAGAGTATCACGGAGGATACCGCTGCTCTCTGCGAAGCCAAGGCCCGCGCCATCCGCGCCGGCTTTCTGGAAGCTAAAAAGGACGCAAAATGCAGTCTCACGCTTCTTCAGGCAATCGACAGTTATTTGGAAAAAAATCAATCTCTATCCCCGTCAACGATTCGTGGATATGAGTGTATCAAAAAGAATCGCTTCCCCGGAAAGATCAATGCCAAAATACAGGACCTTTCAAATTGGCAGTCGGAAATCGACGAAGCCAGCAAAACGCTGTCCCCTAAAACGGTGTATAATTCATGGGGCCTTGTTTGCACCGTGATGCGGGATAATCACATCGCTCCGCCGGAAGTCCGGCTCCCTCAAAGCATAAAAAAAGACCTTCCCTGGCTGACCTACCAGCAGATCCTTGTTTTTGTGGACGCCGTGAGCGGCAGCCGGTTTGAAGCGGGCGCACTGCTGGCCCTTCACAGCCTCCGCCGTTCTGAGATATTCGGCCTTTCCTGGGAAAATATAGACTTGAAGAAAAAGCGAATCACCGTTCAGGGCGCACGGGTAATGGATAAAAACGGAAACTTCGTGTACAAAAAGACTAACAAAAACGTTTCGTCTCAACGCACGATCCAAATTATGATCCCCGCCCTTTACGAGCTGCTTTCGCAGCGGAAAAGCGCCGGCCTTCCCATTCTGGATTGTACTGAAAATTCTTTGCGCGGCGGCATCAACCTGATCTGCAAAAAGAATGACCTTCCTGAGTGCGGTGTTCACGGTCTCCGCCGCTCCTTTGCCTCCCTCGGTTTCCATCTTGGGCTAAGCGAATTGGAAGTACAAGAAATCGGTGGATGGAGCGATCATAACACCGTTCATAAGATTTATCTCAAACTCGCCAGAGAGGACCGTCTCAACGCCGAAAACAAAATGGAGCGGTTTTACAAAAACCGAGGCGATGACACCGCTTCGGACGCAGAACGTCCTCTCGATCAAAAGCCTTGTGCGTCCGCCTGACTTCCCCATGTTCCCCACCGCCAAGCCTCACATTTTACGAACGATTTTACGAACGACACAAAACGCACATTCATTTCCAACGGTTATAGCCATTTATTAGTGGGTTCGACTCCCGCCACTCGGACCAACCCCACAATCCTTGTGATTGTGGGGTTTTCCTTATATTCCAACGGGTTCAGCCGTTTTTGGATGGTAAAAATATTTTCCATTACGTCAATAAAAATACCAAATGCAAGGAGTTTTATCTTCGATTTTACGAACGGTTTTACGAACGAAAAACCCCCGCTTCAAAAGCGAGGGGTTTTTGCATTATTTGGTTTGCAAGTCATCCACATAGCACCAGCTTTGGGGTGGGCGACCGATAACCCGGCCATCACAACCCATTTTGGTGTAATTGTAATAAGGGCAGGCACAGCAATCGGTATCGACTCTACATAGCGTCTTGAACTCGCTCAATTCTTTCGGCGCATCATAAATGCGCAGGTCGGAAATATGCCAGCCGTAACAACGCCCCTTATCGCCGATATAAGCTATAATTTCTGCCTGAGATAAGCACGTCGCAGGGGAAAAGGCGGCATTTGTCGGACACCATAGCCTGCCGCCATCGTATGTGATCGGGACGATCCGCTCACAGGTAAACTCGCCTATAACCTTGCCGCCGCCGTAAAACTGTGGCATTGGATAGTCCGTCGCAATGAAGTCCTCGTGCGGATATTTTGGCAGCGTGCAATAGATATAGGCCTTAAACGGCGTTTCCAGCTTCGGCTTGGTCTTGCGGACTTCGATAGTCTTTTCGCCGGAGGCAATCTTTTGACACCACTTCGGGCGGACGCTCAACATAACAGCCTTACTCATGCTTTCTCCCCACCTTCTCCAAAAACTCATCGATCCTGCCCTGGTCTGCCACAACAACCTCTTTCCCGATTTTCTCGGCGTAGGCCCGCTCTAACCGTGCCCCAGAACTCTCACGCCAGTCCGGCAGCAGAACCACACAGTCCGCACAGTCAATCATGGAAAAGCAGATACGCATATAATCGCCCTGCTCCATGCCGGAGGGGAGGTTCGCCGGGTTTAGGACGCAATGTCCCATGGCAGTGAGGGCTTGCTCTGCCTTGGCAAATTTCTCCCGATAGTTCTTGTCACCGGTGATCTTCCCGGCAATATACACACGAAGGTGCGCCCCGACCTGCATATCAAACGCCCGCTTTGCGGGCCGCTGCTTGCTTACAACTTTGATGTATTCAATCATCCTTACTCTCCTTTGCATCCCGCATACGCAGTTCATTGACGGCATCCACAAGCTCATTCAGTTTCCACAATATAGCTGTTTCGTCTGTGTAAATTAGTTTGTCAATCTTTGGAACTTGCACTGACTGGGGAACTTGAACTGCCTGGGAAAAAGTATACTGGCCAATGCGTCTGTAACCCGGAAACCCTTTCTCATACTCGTAAGCTGTGATGTAATCGCCGTTGCCGTCCGTATATAGGACGAAAGGTTCGTAGAAACCGCGCGCCTTGCACTGCTCACATTGGCAGATGGACTGGATATAACCGACCCGACCAGTAGCATCTTCAACGTAGTCCCCAACACGAAAATCATACTTCATCACAAATGCCCCTCCCCACTCAGCAGTAAAATTATTGTATAAATGCTTGCACAAATTGCGAACGTGCCAAAGGCCCCAAACATTGTAGCGTATAAGGCGCATAGCATCGTTAATTTAGGTTTGTACTCAAGTCCTTGTTGTTTAAGCAAGTCTTTTACATAGAAAAAGATTTTACGGAAAAGGAAAAGAAAAACAATACCAGATAGAATCGCCAGTTTAGCCATTTTTATTTCCTGCTCCCATCTCTGGCCGCGTAAGCGGACGGTACACCGTCTGAATATCATTCTTCCATGGCGTCAGCCAGACGCACCACATCACGTCCATCAGCGGACTTCCCTTCTCTCCGGGCATCCGCTTCTTGAAAAAGAAATCCGGGCGCCACGTCAGCGGCAGAATGTAGCTGGGCGGGATTTCGTCAAACAGCTTCCGCCGGCACGTTGCGTTCCAATACTGAGACTTCAGGAGAAAAGCAAATGGCTTGCCCAGTTCCGCTGCTCTGCGGATAAATGCCTCCGCCAGCGAGAAAGGCGGGTTCGTGATGATCCAATCCGCCGCATCAATGCTGGACTTCAAGAAGTCCGTCCCATCCAGAATGTCCGTTGTATAGACGGTTTCAAAGTAAGTTTGAAGCACACCGGCCATATCGCCCTCTCCCGTTGCCGGTTCCCACACGGACGTTGTGCGCGGAAGATTCAAAAAGCGCATAAGTGCCACCGTCACATCCGGCGGGGTGGGATAGAAGTCTGACTGACTCCGCCCATACGCACTGTTCCCGCCAGCTATCCTGCTTGCATTCAAGCTATCCATATTCAACCTCCCGTAAACAAACTGATCTGCGCCGTGTATTCTGCAAAGCGCTTTTCCTGCGCCTGAAAATAGTGAGGGTCGATCTCACACCCAACAAAATCAAAGCCAAGATCATAGGCGGCTATGCGGCTGCTGCCGCTGCCTAAGTGGGTGTCCAGTATCTTGTCCCCCGGCTTTGCGTACTTCTGCAAGATCCATGTGTATAGCGCCACTGGCTTCTGCGTCGGGTGAATGCGCTTCTCGTTCAGCGACTTATTACCTTGCTGGACTGTCCCCTCTGCAATACTCTTTCCTTGCATCATGCCGCGCCACATGAACCTGAATATATCAGTCCGAAGGTTCAAAGAGTTGAATGCGATCTCAGCCCCAGACTGATCGGCTCCGTCATTGCACTTGTCCCACACGATTGCTCCGCCGCGAGGAAGAACAAAATAGTTTGCTCCCCAGATGATCTGATTCTTGCTGACCCGGAAAAGTTCCGCAAAGTACCGCTCATCCGCAGGGAAACGGTCAAAGCCGGTCTTTTCGTAGCCGCCATCCTTGACGTAAATCCGTGCTCCATTCTTCTGCGTTACATAGCGGCTCCGGTCCTTACCGCCATCTTCTCCGATTCCATAAGGAGGGTCTACCACAGCCAGATCAAACGAATTGTCGGCCAGCGCCCGCATATACTCCATGCAGTCCATGTTATAGGCTACGTTCAATCCTTTTTCCCTCCCTTGATAACAGTAAACGCCCCTCGGCGCTTGACCGCCGCACGAGCCTCCTTCTGCTTCACCTGTTCCAGATACTCTTTATACTTCGCCGGTAGGCGAAATTTTTCACACGATTTTCGCCATTGGCTCCGCTTCGTATAGTCCCCATCGAACCACTTGCACTCATCGCAGCAATAGCAGACGTCCTCCACGTCCTTGATCTCTCCCGGCGTGAAGTATGCGCTGAATAACTCGCAGTTATAGAGGCAGTTGTTGCAGACACACCCATAACAGCTCATTTTGCATCTCCATCAGCCGGAACGTTCTTGTCTGCAAAGTAAAGGTGTCCTCCGCCAATTTCTCTGATAAGCATGTCAAGCTGCCAGTGCATAAAGACTTGCTTATGAACCGTCCTCCCATGCCAGGAAAAATACTGCGTCTCCGGGGAACGCAGAAAGTCCTCGATGCTCTTGACCTGCGCCCCCTGCCTGTATTTCCGCTTATATGCCATACATACACCCCCTGTTTTTGGCACAATATCTCTCGTCTCAGTCTAAGACCCTTTCTCCCGCTGCTTGCGCCCCTTCTTTAGAGATGCTGCCGTGCGGCTTTTCGGAAAGGTCAGGTATCGGGGGTTCGCGTAGCGGAGGACATGGTACAGTCTATCCAGCCCACAATTGATCGTCCTGCTGACTGTTGCCTTGGCTACCCCCAACTCTTGACCGATATCCTTCATGCTCATGCCATAGACGAAAAACATCTCCATATACTTCCTCTGTGTATCCGTCAGTTCTTCGTCCATCGCCACCCGCAAGGCGTTTAGCGTATGGGCATGGAAATCCGCTTCTTCAGCAAACTCCCCTTGCAGCCACGCCGCATACTGGCTCTTGTCTCCCCAAAACTCAAACAATGACACACAGCGCTCAGAACTCCCGGTTGGCATTCACGCTCACCTCCATTGCCATGGCTTCACAAAAGTTCTCCTATCTTTAGCATAGCAACCCCCTCCAATAGGGTTTTTGCACGTCTGCTTCACCTACCGCCTACCAGCACGTCACCTACCGACCGCCTGCACCCCGCCCGCGCCGCGCAACCTAAGTACGTATTCCCCACATAAGCGAAGCGTTTTTATAAAATTTTTTTTGGACCCCTTTTTGACTTTTCCGTTTTTTGCCCCCGGTTTTCTAAACTACCCCCCCTTTATCGGAGGAAAAAGAACACGGGTGTGAGAACATGGGTGGAGGGGGAAGAGTTGTGGAGAGATTCTGCGCCGATTCGGTGGCCAGGTCTGTAAACCACCCCCCCCACCCAGCCGGGGCCGTGGTCAGCTGGTCAGCTGGTCAGCTGGTCAGCCGGTGCCATTGGAGCGGAGGCGGGGCCGCTGGGCGGGTCTCGGAGAGGGTAAAAACCTGTTGCAAATGCCTAAACTGTTGCCATAATAAGCAATTAGGGCAACAGTTACCGTCTTTTTTGGTGGTAAATGCAACAACAGCCCATGCCGCCCTTGTGCAACCTGACGAAAGACGGCGGGAGCCGGGGCCGCGGTCGGTTCTCTGGCCCTCGGTGCCGGTGGTGGTGGCCGTCCTCCGATGGTCGGCGGCTGGTCCGCTGACGGTGCCCGGTCTGGCATGGTC